GTCGGTCGAGCGGAGAGTTGTGAGCATCGGCTAGCCTCCGACGAGGTCGGAGAACGCGAGGTAGGGGACGGGCTTGCCGTCGCCCGAGACAGGCGCGTAGAGCGTGGAGACCGTGCCGCCCTCGCCGTAGGCGGAAGGCGTGCGAACCGAGCCGACGCCAGAGCGGCGCTTGGTGGCCGCGCGGATGATCTGCGCGACCTCGCGGCCCGTGAGGTACACGCCGGAGCTCTCGGTGAGCCCGACCGTGTGTTCGCCGAAGGTCTCTTGAGCGATGCCGCGCGGATTCTCATACTCGCGGCGAGCGGCCTTGAGGACGACGAGCACGGCGGGCTTGGGCGCGTCGGCCTCCCAGCGCTCGGCGGTGAGCTCGGCGACCTCGGCGAGCACGAGGGTCGAGGCATCCTCGAGCGCGGCCTCGGCGCGCGCTTTGTCGGTGCCGGAGAGGGAGCCCGCCTCGAGGCCGAGCCGGGTCTCGAGCTCGGAGAGCGGAGGGGGAAGAGGGGAGGGCATGGCGAGCTCCTAAGAGGTACGGGGGAGGCCCGAGGGGACGCCGGTGAGGGCGCCCCGCTCGGGCCTAGGGGACGTGCTACGCGGCGGGCGCGGTGACGTCGGCGATGTGGATGACTCCGCCGTTTTCGATGGGCGAGACCGTGACAGCACGCGTGTCGTAGTCGCGCTCGACCTTGAACGTCGGCAGGATGCCCACGCCCGAGAAGGTCGCCACGATGGAGCGGTCGACGGTCTTGAGCGCGTCGTAGTCGCGCATGTAGCGGAGCGAGTAGCCGCCCTCGCTGATCTGCGCGCCGAAGTTGGCGCCCGCGGGGACAGCCGGCGCACGCGTCACGAGCGTCACGGCGTCGCGGTGGAACGCAACGAGCTCGACGTCGTCGACGCGGGTGCTCTCGACGATGGTGAAGCCGCGGACCTTGCCGACCTGACCCTCGCGGAGCGCGGCGGTCGAGCCCGACTCGGAGACGTCGGTGATCGCCTTGGCGTCGAGGAAGTTGGCGAAGATTTCCGTACCGACGACGAGGTTGATGCCCTCTTGCGGCACGCCGTTGTCGCGGAGGAACTTGCGGAGCGCGGTGAGGTACTTGACCGGGTCGCTCGCGCTGTAGACCGCGTCGAACGCGACGGGCTCGGGAACCGCGAGGAGCGTCGACGCGAGCTTGTGCTCGATGGCGTCTTGGATCGCCTGCGACTGCGGCTTGAGCACCTGCGAGGAGAAGTCCTTGAGGTTGAGGTTGAGGTCGGCCTCCGACAGCGGGATCGCGCTGTAGTCCATGGCCTTGCTCAGAGTGACCGTCGTGCTCGTCTCGGCGATGGCGTCGAGCACGATGTTGTCGGTCGTGTTGTCGATTTCGCGCGAGCGGGCGATGAGGGTCGTCGGGTACTTGACCTTGATGGGCCGGCCACCCGAGCCCTCGCCGAGGAACTCCTGCTCGTAGTTCTTGGAGACGAGCGCGGACAGGAAGCCGTCTTGCTGAACGAGCTTGGCGGCGACGGTCGCAACCTGCGGCGCGTCGTATTCGAATGCGTTGGGCATGCGTGTGCTTTCTTGTGAGAGGGGTGATTACCGGATCGAGGCGACGAGCTCGTCGAGGTCGAGCGGCTCTTTGTCGTCTCCGCCGTGGCCGGGCTTGAGGCCGGCGGCGGGTCGTCCGTTGGCGGGCGGGGTGCCCTTGTCGGCGTCGGCGTCGGGGTCGACGTCGTCGCTCTTGCTCGAGCCCTTGAGGACGCCGGAGAGCTTGGCGACTTGGGCGGCGATGCCGTCCTCGTCGTCTGCGGTGATGAACGCGTGGAGCTCGTCGGGGAGGTCGGCCTTGGCGAGGATGGCCTCGCGTGCCTTGCTCTTGGCGAGGGCCTCGGCGCGCTCTGCGCGTGCGATGGCCTTGTCGAGCTCGCTCTTGTCGGCGTCGGATCGTGCCTGCTCGGCCTGCTCGAGGGTGGCGAGCTTGGCCTTGAGCTCGGCCTCGGCGGTGCGCTGTGCGGTGATCGTCTGCCAGGCTCGCGCGGCGTCGAAGTCCTCGCCCCACGGGGGAGCGGTCGTCTTGTCGGCGGGCTTGTCGGCGTCGGGGGCGTCGGGCATTGGGTCGTCTCCTTGGACGTAGGGCATCCCGGGCCTTGCCGGTAGATGCGTTGGGGGACTCCTGCGCGTCGACTGACGCGAGGAGAGCATGAGGGGGCGGTCGGACTACCGACCGCACGAGAAAGGCCCTCAGCGGAGCGCTGAGGGCCTTACAGAGAGGGTTGGGCTAGAACACGGCGTCGGGAGGTGCGCCGAATGTGAGGTCGGGCGTCTCGCCGGCGAGCTCGAGGCGCGTGCCGTAGAGCTCGAGGAGCGCACCGAGCACGGCGAGCTCGTCGGCCTCGTCGGGCTCGACCGAGGGGCCGGTCGGAGTCACGAGGATCGGGACAGGCGCCGACAGGCGAGCGCGCACGAGCGCGACGGGGAGCTCGTCGCCCGCGAGGGGGAACTCGACGAGACCGTCGGGAGTGATCGCTGACCAAGTCATTGCGCAAGTCGCCTTTCGTTTGACGGCATCCTACACGGTAGCGAGGACGCCGAGAATGAACCGTCGGAACTCGGCGTCGTCTGCGCCGCTCGGGAGGGTGAAGTTGCCCGAGGCGTCGAAGAGCGACTCGGCGCCCATCGTGAACACCTCCCACGAGTTTTCGGCGCCGACTCCGCCTCGTGAGCGGTACGTCTTGCCGATGTAGGCGGAAGCCCACTCGCCGGGATTCGCGAGCTCGGCGCCCATGCCGATGTTCTTGCCGTAGATGTCATACTCGGGCGCGAGTGCGGTGACGCCGTCGGCGCCGACTACCTTTTCGGAGCGGTGATAGTGGAAAGCCCACTCGAGCCCGCGCACGCCGTCGACCTTTTCCATGCTGTGCCCGAGCTCGTGCGTTGCGATGCGGCCCATGGCGCCCGTGCGAGCCCATGAGCCCGTGTCGGTTGAGAGGGCGATGATCTGCCCGCTCGCGTTGTAGCCGCGCTTGACTTGCCGGAGCTCGACGTTGGGGAAGAGGGCCGCAACGCGGTCGTTCCAGTCGTCGGGGTAGTTCTTGTGCGCCTCCATGATGGCGTCTTTGAGCTTGCCGCGCGTCTTGTTGTAGGTCGACCGGGCGCCTCCGCCGAGCGGGCGCACCTCGGCGAGGAGGTTGCGCACGACGTCGCGGCGCTCGAGCCAGAGCTCGGCCTTGCCGGCGCCGGCGACCTTGGACGCCTCGAGGTATGCCTCATACGCGGGGAGTTGATCGCTGAACGATGCGCCGCTCGTGCGGAGTGCGTCGTAGCGGGCCTTGGCGGAGGCGACGGGAGCGTCGAGCTCGTCGATGCGAGCCATGATCGGCGCGAGCCTGCGGGTGAGCTCCTCGTCGAGGGCGGTGCCGGCCTCGAGCACAGCGTCGAGAGCCTCGCGCGTCTTGGCGCCGAGGTTGCCGAGCTCGTCGAGGTCGTCGGCCCGCATAGCTAGGAGCTCGGGGTGATTCTCGCGGATGTCGGCGACTCGCGCCCTGAACGCATTGAGCTTGGCGGTCGACTCGTCGGCGTACTTGCGGAGAGCCTCTCCGCGGGCGACGAGGCCACCGCGGACCATGGCCGGCGTGTAGGTCGGGAAAACGATGAAGCCCTCGCGGCGGAGCTCGTCGACGAGGGCAGAAGGCAAGTCGTCCCACGTCTCGGCCTTGGCGAGGTGGCGGAGCCAGTCGTCATTTTGTCGGATGCCCTCGAGGTAGCGCTCCTCGGTCTCCATGAGCGTGAGTCGCGTTGTGCCAAACTCGCGCTCGGCCACCTTGCTCGCGGCGCGGTTGTAGTCGGCGCTGTTGGCGGTCGGAGCCGAGAGCTTGACACCGATGCTCGCGCGGTCGGCGGGGAGCTTGGCGGCGGCGGTCTGAACGCGGGCGAGGAAGTTGAGGGGGGCGGCTTGGAGCTCGCCGGCGATGGCGGCCCCGAACTTGCCGACGTCGCCGTTGGCGGCCTTGTAGGCGGCGCGGTAGGCGAGAGCGTCATCACTCCACCCGCCCGACGGGTCGTTCTTGGGGACGGGGCGCACCGAACAGCCACAGCGGTCGTGCGCTCGGAACCCGACGCCCTCGCCCGTGTAAACGGGGCCTCGGCTCACGAGGAGCGCACAGAACTTGCACGGCTTGCCGTCGGAGACGCGAGCCCACGCGCCGAAACTCTTGTCTTTGAGCGCGAGCTCGACGAGCCGGCCTCGGCCCCCGTTGAGCACTTGCCGCTTGGCGGAGCCGAGCATGTTGGCCTTGGCCGTTGCGAGGGCGACAGCGGGCGACTCACCTCGACGCACGAGGCGCTCGGCTCGAGCTCTGGCCTTGGCGGTTGACGCCGAAAGCGAGCCCTCGATGATGTCGTGCTTGAGCGCTTGCCGGGCGATGGCCGGCGTCGGCGTGTCGACCTCGGCGAGGGTCTTGATGTTGAGGAAGTAGCGTTGCGCCGTCGACTCGGAGAGCGTGCGGCCTGCGCCGACGAACGAGGCCGCCGAGCCTTGGAACTTGGCGAACGAGCCGGCGATGTCGGCGGGGTCTATCGTCCGTTCCCAGAGCTCGGCGAGAGCGAGTTGCACCTTGGCCGCCTCCGCAACCTGCGCGCGCATGTGCGCTTGCGCTAGGGCGTTGTAATCGGGGGCGGCCATGGTGCTCCTCGGGGGCTAGACGGTAGGCGTGACGGGCGCGACAGGCGGCGTCACGACGGCGCCGGCGAGCGCGTTGCCGGCGGTCGACGTCTGACGGGCGACCTCTGCGGCGAGGGCATCCATCGGGTCGACCCGGGCGAGCTCGCGCCAGAGTTGGAGCTCGGAGTCGGTGACGTTCGGCACGCGCTCCCAAAGAGCCTGCTCGGGGACGCCGAGCATCGTGGCGAGCTTGCCGAGCGCGTCGACGGTCGCGGCCATTTGTTGTCCGCTCGTGTCGCGCCATCGAACCTCGGCGGATGCCTCGGGCTCGTCGACGCCGGCGGCGCGGGAGGCGAGGCGGAACACGAGCTCCCAAGACTCGCCGAATAGGAGCTTGTACTCCTCGAGCTTGCGAGTCGTCGCGTGACGGGTCGAGAGGAGAGCCTCGTTGGAGACGTTCACGAGGTCGCCCGTGAGCACGGCGGGGCTGATCTGCGCGGCGGCGGCGAGGGTTGCGACGGCGGCCTTGTACTCGGCTTGGTGCCCGCTTATCTCGGTCTGCGCGAAGTCGCCGAACTTGGTGCCGTCGGAGTCGGAGACCCAAAGGCGGTTGACGGCGGCCTCGAACGGCTCGATGGGCTTGCCAAAGTTCTCGCTGTCCTCGTCCTCGTCGACAGGTACGACGAGGCCCGTCGCCCAGCGCTGACGGAAACTCGCGTATTGCATGGCGATGAGGATGTTAAACACAACCTCGTTGATCCGGTCGTGATGGCGCTTGAACGGGCGCACGAGGCCGGTCGCCTCGCCGTCGAGACGGTCGCGGAATCGCACGAACGGGACGACGCCGAGCTCGTGGAGGTCGGTGCGCTCGTAGCGCATGACGCCGGCGCTCCCGACGGGGCGGGAGTACGTGACGACGCGCGTGTCGTCGTAGACGGCGACGCGTTGCCGGCGCTCGGAGCCCTCGCGGAACGTGTCGAGGCGTTGGATTGCGACCTCGGGGTAGTCGTCATCGTCGTCGGCGTACCAAGCCGCAGAGCGGAGCGGGGAGAGCGGGCGAATGAAGGGTCGCGCGGGGTCGGCGCCGGGCAGGACGAGGACGTAGCTCGTGCCGTACTCGAGCGCGCCGCGGTGCGCGATGGTCTGCCGGGCGTCGAGGCCGTTGGCCTGCCAGAACTCCCACGCGGCGACGTTGTCGGATGCCTTGGCGGCGCGGTAGCCGTCGAGTTGGAGGCCCTTGTTGAACTCGTCGGGGACGAGGGGCGCCCAGTTTGTGATTGCTCGGTCGGCGAGGTGAGCGAACTCGGCCTTGGCGCCCTTGGGCATGTACGGGGTGTCGTGCTCGCCGGCGAGGTAGCGCTTGGGGAGCCCGAGGCGACCGTCGCGCTTGAGGTCGGCCTCGAGCTTGGCGTCGAGCTCCTCGGCGAGCTTGGGCGTGATGTTCACGGCGGCCTTTCGGGGGGAGAAATGGTGAGGCCCCGACGCCCGTGTGTAAACGGGGGCCGGGGCCTGTCAGAGGGGGAGTCGGCCTAGAAGCCGTAGAGGCGGCCAGGCGCCTTGCGCTTGGCCTTGAGGGCGTTGGTCTCGAGCACGCGGGAGCGAGCCATGCGGGCGAGGAGGAGCGCGGCGAGAGCGTCGACTTTCTTGGGGCTCTCGCGGGTCTCTTTGCCGAAGCTGACTCCCCATCGGTTGATGCGCCGGCGCGCGTTGAGGATGTGACGCCGGAGAATCTCGGAGCCGACGAGGCCGAGCGATGCCGCGGAGCCCGTGAGGAGCTCGTGAGCTCGCCAAGGCACCTCGCGGTCGAGGAAGGCTCGGTGTAGGGCCTCGGTGGCGCGTGTCGTGTCCTGTTGGTGCCCTCGCATGTCCCAGCCGACGGCGTGCCTCGTCGTCGCCTTGACGATGAGCCGCTCGCCGTACTCGTCGCGCCAGGCGTCGACGTCGGTTTCCCAGTAGGCGACGTCGGAGAAGAATGCGACGACGTCGAGGTGCGTGAACGCGTAAGCGACGGCGCCTCGCACGTCGTCTTTGGGAACGTGCCAGCCGGCGCCTGCCGGCCCCTCGGGGCGCTCCCAGATGGCGAGGAGGAACGGGGCGCCGTCCTCGATGCGCACGGCGACGAGGGCCGTTGAGTCATCGGTGAGGGAGCCGTCGAAGCCGAGCGCGACAGTGTCGCCGGTCGAGCCTCGCCTCGAGTCCCACACGCCGAGGCGGAGGGCCGGGATGTCGTCTCGCTTGTTGCCCTCGAGCTCGCTCGGGGCGAGCCAAGAGTCGGCGGCGGCGACAATTTGGTTGAGGTAGAACCGGCGCGCCTGCTCGGGCGGGAGGTCGGGGTCGTAGAACTCGCGGATGATGCGGTCGAGGTTGACCCAATGAGAATCGCCATACGCGATGAGGAGCCCGCGGCGCACTTGCTCGCGGTCGGCGATGTCGATGTCGTCGGGCGCCTGCCGGGAGTCGTAGAGGATGCCGTCGGCGTCGGAGCGGCCCTCGAGGATGGCGAGGAACGCGAGGTAGCTCTTTTCGGCGGTGCTGTCTCGCCCGGGCTCGTGCGCGTTCGTCGTCTCAATGGATCGCCCGTCGACCTTGCCGAGGTTGCGTCGGATGACGTCGGCGAGGTCGTGGCCTCGGTTGCTCTCTGTCCAGTGGTGCGTCTCGTCGAGGATGGCGAACGTGTATCGCCCGCCCTCGGCGGTCGCCGCGGAGGCCGTGACGGAGACGAGCTTGCCGCCTCCCGGGATGAGGATGCGAGTCATGCCGACGTCGACGCCGTAAGCCTCGACAAAGTCGGGGTTGCCGGCCATGGCGCGGATAGCGTCGGTCGTGTTCTTGGTCTGCGCCTCGGAGACGCCGGCGATGACAACCCACGGCATCGGGTGAGGCATGGCGTAGGGGTGCCCGTCCTCGTCGATGTCGACGGGGAGCACGGGGCCACAGAGCTCGGCGAGAGCGATGGCGCCGAGGAACGGCGACTTGCCCCAACCCTTAGCGCGGCGGAGCACGGCGCGACGGTTGGAGAATCGCCAGAGCGGGGCGCCCGTGAGCGGGTCGCGGCCCACGAGCTCGACGGCGTAGAACCAGAGGATGAAGTTGCGTTGCTCGTCGGTGAGCACGATGAGCTCGTTGACGCCGTCGGGGCGCCAGAGCGTCGATTCGATCCAACCGATGACGGCGTAGCCGAGCGTTGGCTTGTCTGCGGGGAACGGCGGGAGGAGGCCGAGTTGCATGCGGTCCTCCTCGAGGTCGCGTTAGGCGCGCCGCTCGAGGGGCGTGACGTTGGCCGGGCGGGATGCCCAGCGCTTGCCGGCGAGTGCGGCGCCTGCGGCGGAACCGGAGGAGCGACCCTCGAGGCCGAGCGCGCGGATGGCGTCGAGGGCGGCCTTTCGGTATTGGCGAACCTCGGCGATGAGCGGGTGAGCGACAAGTTGGCCTTGCGAGCCGGCGACCATGAGCCCGTCGTCGTCGATGCGGGCTTGCATGATGTCGGCCTCGGAGGCGAGGTCGCATGCGGCATAGAGTGCCGTTAGCTTGGCCTTTTCGAGGCCGGGATGTGAGGCGGTGATGTCGCGGAATGTTCGCTTGGCGGGCGCACTCCATGCTGATCGGGCGCGGAATTGAGGCGTTTCGGCCATCGGGGCGCTCCTCTCGAGCGTGTAAACGGATTGCGGAAAACCGAAGCGCATGCGCATCGAATCGGAGACGCTATGCCGCACCGGGCTAGCGAGGAGGGGGTAGGGGGGAGTCGCCCCCCACCCTCACGAGCTCGACGCCGGCGAGACACTCACACACTCACGAGGAGGGGCGCATGCTCGGGTGAGCCTCGGGCTCGCGTTGAGCTCGAGCTCGAGGTCGACGAGCGGCGACGCCCTCCCGGGAGCTCTTGCGGTCGTGGTGCCAACGGCAAAGCGCTTGCAAGTTGTCCTCGTCATGGTCGTCGCCGGGCTTGACGTGGTCGACTTGATTGGCCGGCGCGGCACAGAGGCGCCCCGTACTGTCTCGGGCTTGGCACTTGTAGGCGTCACGCCGGAGGACACGCACGCGACGGGCCTGCCAGTCGGCGGGTAGGCGGGCCTTGCGGTCGCTCGTTTCCCATCCCATGTAGTACCTCCCGGGGTACACGACAAAGCCCCCGTGCTCACGAGAGGAAGGCGTGAGACGGGGGCGGGCCGAGGGGCTTGGGGAAAGCCTCACCTCGGCGATGTCGCCCTCGAGCGGCGATGCTCTTGAGGGCGGATCGGTGGACAGTGGCAACCCGCTTGCCCGATGTTGAGTCGAGGGCGGGAAGGTGAAAGGCGCCGGCCTCATCCGGGGGCCGCGTGGCTTGAGCTCATCCGCGGCATAATGGCGCGGCGCCTTGCTCGCCTGCGAGGATTCGAACCTCGATAGTCGGAACCAAAATCCGACGTCTTGCCGTTAGACGACAGGCGACCGGCCCTCTCGGGGCCAATGAGAATGTCGCCTCGGGCCGGGCCGCTATCTGTATGAGCGCGCCCGGTCGCCGAGGCGTTTAGGGGTGAATAGGTAAGGGGGTTACGTCTCTATATGACGCCTCGGTGCCTACTCCTGACAGGCGGGACAGGCGGCGAGAGGCGAGCATCGGACGGGGGAGGCGGGCTCGGGGCATGCCATGAGCCTCGAGCTCACGACGCCGACAGAGTCGACCGTGAAGTCGGCGCCTCCGACGATGACGCGAGGCGGGAACATGAGCCACGCGAGAGCGTCGTAGAGCTCCTCGGTGATGATCTGTCGAACCTGCGCGCGCACCTCCTCGGCGGCCTCCTCGTCGAGCTAGGGCCGCACGGTGACGATGGCGACGGCGGCGGCCATTACTCGGCCTCCTCGAGGGCCGTGAACGGGCCGAAGAGCTTGGCCGGCGCGGGGTGCCCGGGTGAGAGGTAGCGGAGCACGGTCTCGCCCGGGAAGATGCGCCAGACGTCGCCCTCGGAGTCGAGGTAGACGCCCGGAGTCGTCGGGAGAGGCTTGACGTAGCGCTCGACGACGGTGAGCTCGTAGCCGCGCGTCTCGAGGTGCGTGAGCGACGGGCCGATGCCGGGGCCGGTGAGCTCGAGCACGAGGGACGTGTGCGAGCGGAGGCCGTTGCGCGAGTGGAGGGTGCGCTCGGAGACGCGCCCGACGACGGAGCTCTCGCCCTTGACGGCGCGGACGAGGTCGCCTACTGCGGGGGTGTCAGACATGGGGGCCTTTCGGTCGGTGGCTTGGCGGGGGAGGAACTTGCCGTCGGCGAGGCTCACGGGGCGACCTCGATGATGCCGAGCACGTCGGAGCCCTTGCGCTCGACGGGCGGCTCGGGGAGCTCCTCGAGGAGTGAGAACAGCCGGTCGATGGCGCCGGCGTAGGAGAGCTCGGGGTGCACGCGGAACGCGTCGATGAACGAGGCGACGCCGGCGAGGAGAGCGACCTCGGCCCGCTCGACGCGCTCGTGCGCCTCGATGTCGTCGGCGCCGTAGGTGTCCTCGAGGAAGTCGGCGACGCCCGTGCCGAGCTCGGTGTTGTGCCAGTCGACGAGGAGGCGGTCGAGAGGCTCGGAGGCGAACGAGCCGGGCTCGGGAGGTGTAGGTGTCTCTGTCATGCCAAGAGAGGACGCCCGGGGCCGCACGCCTGCCCACGGCGCACGAAAAAGCCCCCGAGGTGTTCCCGGGGGCTGATTCGCTCGAGGCGGTCTAGGCGAAGCGAGCGAAGCGCGCGGCGCGTGCGGCCTGCATGCGGGCCTGATCCTCGTGGAAGCGGGCGACGCCGTGAGCGTTGCGGGTGTTGAGCATGTGGTTGAGCGCGGCGTCGTACTCGCGGGCGAGCTCGGCGGAGACGCGGACGCCTGCGGCGCGGTACTCGGCGGCGAGGCGGGCGACGTTGGCCTCGAGGCCGGCGATGAGGGCGGCGGTGATGAGGGGGAGGAGAGCGGCGGGGCTGTTGTTCGTCATGGTTAGAGCTTAGCGTGTAAACGTCGACTTGCGCAAGTCATAAAGCGAAAGAATAAGGCCCCCGAGTTATGAGCTCGAGGGCCGGCCTGCGGGGGCGGTCTAGGCGAGGAGGAGCTCGCCGGCACGCCACGCGGGGAGGAACTCGTCGAGCGGGATGACGCGGCCCGAGGAGAGCGGCACGGCGCCGTCGACGATGAAATCCTCGAGCTCCTCGAGAGCCTCGGCGTCGGAGAGAGCGGAGCGGCGGGCGATGGTCTTGGCACGGCGGGCGGCGGCCACGCGCTCGCGCTCTGCCTTGGTGTAGCGGATGCTGTTCGTCATGCTTCGATCCTACCGTGTAAACGTCGACGCGCGCAAGTCGCCGCACGCACGAGAAAGGCCCCCGAGCGAGGAGCTCGAGGGCCGATCTGCGGGCTAGCGGGGGAGCGGGTAGAACGTGCCGCTAAACGTGCGTCGCGGCGTGTAGCTGAAACCGCGAGGGCCGAAGAGCGAGTGCCCCTCGACGCCGGCGAGGCTCACAACGCCGTAGTGCGTGCGCGTCGCGCTCGAGCTCGGGCGGAGGACGCCGGTGGAGACCCGACGGGCGCTCATGCCTGCGCCGCCTTGGCGGCCTTGGCGAGGAGCATGGCCTCGTAGTAGGAGCCCGTGAACTCGAGGTCGGAGAACACGACGTCGAGCTCCTCGTCGATGTCCCAACGGCGCGTGAGCTCGTCGGCGAGGCGAGCCGACACGAGGCGCTCGGCCTCGTCGAGCTTGGGGCGGGCGGAGAGGTCGCGGTAGGTGACCTCGAGGAGGGCGGTCGCCATGCCGGCGATGCGGGCGGTGAGCTTGTCGCTTGCGGTGTTGTTCGTCATGGTTACAGCTTAGCGTGTAAACGTCGACGAGCGCAAGTCGACCCACGCAACTCGTTCGGGAAATTGGCGCCTCGAGGCGGTGCCCGAACATGAAAGCGGCCCCCGAGCTCGCAATGAGTCGGGGGCCTAGCTCGCCCGGGTGCTTTATGACGAACAACAGGGGCGAGCGGGTCTTGAGTCTACAGGGCGCGCTCAACCTCTCGAGCGATGCGCGTGATGAGGCGGAGCTCCTCGTCGGCGACGTCGGCCTCGCGGAACATGCGCCGGCCCTCGAGGTACTCGACCGAGCGAGCGGTCGCGGCCTCGAGCTCGCGGAGCTCCTCGAGCGGCATGCGGCGGTATTCGGCGGCGGTGCGGTTGGTAGCCATGAGGGTCGATCCTTTCGGGGAGAGTCTAGGGGAGCTCGGGGGAGGGGCGCTCGGCCCCTCCCGGGGTTGTTGTCAGTCGATGTTGTTGGCGGCGAGCCACGCGCTCGAGTACATGACGACGGGGGCGAGGTTGAGGTAGACCTCGCGCTCCTCGGCCTCGATGGCGCGGATGGCGTCGCGGTAGCCGTTGGCCTCGTCGCACTCGGCCTCGGTGAGCTCGATGCCGGCGTCGGCCTTGGCGAGGATCGGAGCGAGGAAGCCCTCGGCGGCGGCCTTGAGCACGGCGAGGTCGGCGAACGCGCGAGCCTGCCCGCGCTTGGAGAGGCGGCCATCCTTGTTCGTCGAGTAGGTGATCGTGTTGTCTGCGGTGTTGTTCGTCATGGTTAGAGCTTAGCGTGTAAACGTCGACTCGCGCAAGTCGACACGCGAAAGAGATTCACGCCGAGAGGAGCCGTCGCACAGTCGCGCGGAACTCCTCGAGCGAGGCGGAGCTCGCCGAGCGGAGAGCGGTGCGGATGCCATCGGGCTCGCCGGCGTAGGTGAGCTCGAGGCGGTCGCCGGCGACGTCATGGCGGGCCTCGAGGTACGGGTGAGCATCCTCGAGCCAGTCGACGAGCACGGCGACGCCTGCGGGCGCCTGCGCGCTCACGAGGCGACCTCGAGCTCTGCGGGGTCGATGAGGGCGGCGCCGTCGACGCGCTCGACGCCGAGGCGGTAGCTCGAGCTCGAGGCGTCCCACACGTCGAACACGACGCGCACGAGGTCGGGCTCGACGTCCGTGACGGTGCCGGCGTGACCCTTGCCGAGGAAAGGCCAGTCGACGACGAGGCGCACGCGGGAGCCGAGCTCGAGGGCGCTCACGCGGCGACCTCGATGTCGAAGTCGGCGAACGGGTCGGCGGGAGCGTAGCCGAGGCGGGCGAGGTTGGCGTTGGCCTTGTTGATCGCGGCGAACGCGAGGCGCGAGCGCTCGTCGGCGTAAGCGTGCGCGAAGGCGTCGGCCTCGGAGCGCTTGGCGGCGGGAGTCTCGGCGATGCGCCGGATGTCTGCGAGGTTGACCTCGGCGACCTCGATGCTCGCAAGCTGTGCGGCGATGATGGCCTCGGTCGAGTGAGGGGCGGGGCGGGTGTTGTTCGTCATGCCTCGAGTCTAGGTGTAAACGGCGACTCGCGCAAGTCGACGAGCGAGACTAGATGAGACCCTCGGCCCGGTAGCGCTCGACGCGCTCCTCAAACTCGAGCCGGCGCTCGCGCTCGTAGGGCGACCAGAGCTCGGGGTGCTCAGTGATGTCGACGCCGTCGCGGTGCGGGCGCTCCCACGGGGGATCGGCGCCGGCGCGGAGGTAGGTGAGCTCGGCGCCCTCGTTCACGCGCCCGGGCGATGCGTCTCGTCGAGGGTCCATGCGGGAGAGGCTACGCCGGCCCACGGACGCCGAAAGGCCCCCGAGCTCGTGATGAGTCGGGGGCCGGCGGTCGAGGGCTAGAGGTGCTTGGGGGCGCCGCATACGCGGCAAGGCGGGTCGGTGTGCATGAGGCTACGGCGGCCCTCGTCGTCGGGCTCGTAGTCGTGCGCCTGCGGGCTCATGCCGCGACCGCCGTGGCGAGCGCGATGCGGCCCGCGCGGGTGATGCTGTAGACCGCGTGACCCGAGGCGAACCGCTCGACCATGCGGATGTAACCGAGGCTCACGAGAGCCATGCGGGTCGCCCAGTGCATATCGCGGTCGGAGAGGCGACCGGCGTTCACCATGGCGAGGAGCGTCTTGCGCTGTGCGGGGAGGAGGGGCTTGTTGTTCGTCATGCCTCGACTCTAGGTGTAAACGTCGACTTGCGCAAGTCCCAAAGCGAAATGCACCTCGAGTTTAACCAAGAGGGGCCGGTGTCCGCTAGCCGTCTTGCGCGTGTAAACGGGCGACTGTTAAAGAGGGCAGGAGCCGGCCAACGGAGGCCGGAGACTAGGGGAAGTCGAAATGTCAGAGGTAGCTCTGTCGCCCTCGGAAGGGCGGCTCGAGCCAAGAGGCAGAGGATGGCGGGAGCTCGTAGGATCAGCGCTCGCGGTGCTCGCCCTCGTGCTCTCGCCCATCGTGGCGCCCGTCGTCGCACAGCCTGCGGAGGCCGCGACCTACAAGGTGTGTGCGCCGAAGGGCAAATGCGTCTACGTCTCACGCGTGTGCAAGCCGGGCGCGTGCGGACAGCTACAGACCTACAAGCCGTGGCCGGCGGGCATGTACTGCTCGAGCTCGGTCGGGTGCTTCACCTACAAGGGCGTCAATTACTCCTACGGCGGAGGCCCGAGGCCGACGGCGGCCCAGCAAGCCAAGATCGTCCAGTGCGCCGCTAACCTCGGGTTCACTTGGGTCGTGGCGACCGCGGGCGGCCCTGTTGGTTGGACAATCGGCGGGGTAGCGTTAGCCGTATGGGGGTGCGCAACATGAGCGAGACAAGAGACACGAGCAAGCCGGGCCTGACGTTCTGGCTCGTCATGGCCGCGATAGGCGTCGCGCTCGCGGTTTGGGGAGCCGTGAGCGGCTCTCTGGCGTTCACGCTCGCGCCTGCCGTCCTGACGGTCGGGTGCGTGTGGATGGCCGTGAGGGCTTGGCGGCGTCGCCAAGCGGTCGCCGAGCCCGAGCGGATGCCGTCGAGCTAGCCGAGCACACAACCGGGAAAGGCCCCCATTCCGCACGCGGCGGAGTGAGGGCCTTTCATCGGTCGTAGTCCTCTCTGTGCTCATGCTCGAGGTCGCACGAGAGCTCATAGCCCTCGGGGTCGACGTCGGGGTCGGGATGTCCGAATGCCGGCCACTCGGGGCGCCTGCGGGTGCTCATGCGACGCCGGCCTCATCGAGGATCGCTCGCATGCGCTCGGCGGGGCCTCCCGGGATCGGGTGAGCGTCGAGCTCGCCGGCGATGCGCTGTAGCGCGTGCTGTGCGATGTCGCGGTCGGAGGCGTAGCGGTGCGCCCCGTGCGCCACCTCGGCGAGCTCGGCTTGCGTCGCCTCTTTCTTGGCGTTGGCGACGCGGAGCCACTCGCGGAGCTCCTCGATGCGGGCCTCAGCGGCCTCTAGGGCGACCGCGAGCTCGTCGGCGTGCGGTTGGGCGTCGTCGACAAGCTCGCCCGGCCATGCGCCGCACGAGCCCGCACAGGCGCCGCAATTCGCGGAGTCGAGGCCGTGGCGGAGGGCGTCGCGGTACTTGGTTAGGGCGCTCACGCCGGCACCTCCTCGAGGATGGCCTCGATAGCCTCGGCGAGGTCGTAGGCGTGCTCGCTGTTGACGACGTCGCGGATGGCGGCGAGGGCGGCGACGTGCTTGGCGAGCTTGGCCGCGAGGGCGTCACGGTCGCGGCGGAGCTCGTTGAGCTCGCGCGCACGGTCGAGCACGAGGCACTCGCTGACGGCGAGCTTGGCCTCGGCGACATCGGCTCGGCCCTTGGCAATGCCGAGCTCGAGGCCCGAGGCGGCATAGATACCGATGGCCTCGCGCGGGTGCGTGACGTCGTAGCCGTTGGCGAGGAGCCACGCGATGACCTCCTCGCGGGCGTGCGTCTCCATTGCCGAGGCGACGCGCCGAGAGAGCGACTCGAGCTCGGGGCGGAGGTCGTAGGTGAGGCTCATGCGGTCGGCGGCCTGTCGGAAGTCGACGGCGGGCATGTTGGCGGCGGGACCGTGGAACACGGCGGCCCAAGGATCGGCGCTCATGCGACGCCTGCCCGGTCGAGGATGGCGCCGATGCGCCGCGAGAGCTCAAGCTCGGAGGCGCCCGGCATGATGTCGGCGAGCACCTCGTCGACCTCGGCGCGGATGCTCTTGAGGGCGTTGTCGTGCTTGCCGGCGTTGGCGAGCTCGATGCCGACGAGCTCGGCTTGCTCGAGGAGCTCGACCGCGATGGCGGCCTCACGGTGCTCGGCGTTGGGGAACCGAGCGGCGAGCTCGCGTGCGGCGACCTTGACGCGGTCGAGAGGCGACGGGAGGATGCGCCACGCCGGCGAGGGGGCGGAGACAGTCGAGGTGCTCATTTGGGGGCCTTTCGGTCGGTCGGTGTCCATGGCTTGACGGTGCCCTTGACGAGGGCGGCGGCGCGGCCTGCGGCGGCCTCGCTCTTGTGGATCGAGAACTCGCGCCCCTCGCGGGTGAGCGCGATGTGCGTGTAGGGCTCGGGAGTCGGGCGGGAGAGGAGCTCGTTGAGCGAGGCGAGAGTCGCCTTGGCTCGCTCGAGCTCACGAGCCTCACGGGCGTCGCGTGACTCGCTCATAGCCCGGCATCCCAGTCGAGGCGGTCGAGGTCGGCGTAGTCCATATGAGGGCCTTTCGTGCGTGTGTGTGAGGGAGGATGACGCCTCGAGGGCTCGACGTGCTCACGCCGGCCCTCGACGAGGCGGGCGGCTAGCGCTCGACGCGCACCATGTTCGTGCCGCGGATGACCTGCAAGCGGCCCTCGAAACCGAGCCGGCGGGCGGCCTCGAACACGTCGACCGGAGCGACAGCGTCGAGGATGACAGCGTCGGCCTTGACGAGCGCTCGCCGCATGAGCGTCTCGACCTTGGCCTCGTCGGCCTGCGGCATCGTGAGCGTCGTGTCGGCCATCGGGGGCCTCCTCTCTGTGAGCCGAACCTTTCGGCCCACGCGTAAGACGATACACGCGTGTAAACACGAGCGCAAGTCGCCTTGCGCGCCGAGGACAGCCGAGGATGCACAAAGCCCCGCCTGCGGCTCGGGCTAGGAGTCGGGCGGGGCTGTGCGGGGCGCCGAGCTACGCGATGCGGGCGATGCTGTAGGGCTCGGTCGGGGGAGAGGCGGCCATGCCTCGAGCGAGGCGCTTGGCGCGTGCGTCTCGAGCCTCTTGGATGCCGGCGAAGAACGAGGAGCCGTTGCCGTTGCCGTGGAGCTCGAGCTCGGGACTGTCGACGTCGTCGAGCGGGAGCGGGAGCACCTCGAGGTGAGCCATGAGGAGGCCCCGCCATGCGTCGATGCCGGCCTCGGGGCCGTGCGTGTCGACGAGATACTCGATGGTGTTGGCGGCGGCGCGGTGCGCATCGAGCATCACAGGGGCGAGGAGGAACTCGTCGGGCGCATGGCGCCACGGGTTGCACTCGAGGGTGAACGAGCGGAGGTCTGCGATGTGCTGGCGAACGGATCGCGCGAAGAGTCTATGTGGCATCGGTCTCGGTGTCGGGTGTCGGTTTCGCGTTTGTCTTGCGTGACGAGGGGGTAGAGCGTGAGGGGCGAGGAGCGGAGCTCGGGGCGAGGGTATGCACGACGAGAGCCTCGAGGAGGAGCGCGATGCGTGCCGGGCTGTGCGGCGAGTGTGAACGTGCCTCCTCGAGGAGCGATGCGGGCGTGCGGGCGGGTGCTGTTGTAGACGGGTTTGCCATGCGATGAGAGGACGCCTCGGGTGAGGGCGGTGCTCGGTGCTAGGCGGAGTGACGAAGTGACGGAAGTGACGTCACCTCTCTATTCCCTTATAAGAGAGCAAACACTTAAGAGGGGAATAGGAAAGTGACGTCACTTGCGTCACTCCGTCACTTTGAGGTCGCCTCGGCGTCACGCCGGCGCTCCCACACGACGAGCCTATCGGCGATTCTGAGAACATTCTCATACGCGCAAGTAACTTTCGCATCACGGTTGGCACGTTCAAAGCGTTGCCGGCGCACGCCAGAGGAACGCGACGCGCTCGGCGTCGAAGCGTCGGCCCGATTGAGCGGCTCGAGCGACCGTGAGGTGATCGAGACCGCGGAGGAGAGTGTTGCGGCGCTCCTCGAGCTCCTCGGCCTCGTGCCATGCCTGCGCGAGCGTGCGGCCCGTCGGGAGGTACTCGACCGAGACAGTCGCCGGAGTGAGGCGGAGCTCGGCTCTGCGGGCCTTGAGGGCGGCGATACGGGCGAGAGTGTCGGCGGGCTCGAGGTCGTCGCGCACGAGGTCGGAGGCGGCCTCTTGGAGCGCGTGCTCGATGTCTGCGAGGTCGGAGGAGTTGCCGGCCCCCGTGACGGACTCGACCTCGACGAGCTCGGGGGAGTTGCCGGCGACCGAGAGGAACGCTTGAGCGACGTGCGCCTCGAGCGGGAGGGCGCCGATGTTGACGGGCGCCGAGCATGCGCGACCGACGCAACGGTAGACCTCGCGGCCTCGGACGCCTTGACTGTAGAGCCGGCCATCACACGCGAGACAGTAGGCGATGCCGTGCAAGAGGCGGGCGTCTCGTCGGAGGACGGGGCGAGAGGGATTCTCGGCCACGCGTCGACGGATGAGCTCGACGGTCGCGGGCTCAAGGATCGGCGGGTAGTGCGTCACGGGGAGCCCGTCGGAGTCTGTCACGAGCCGGCCCTTGTGCGTCACGCGGCCTAGAGCTCGGTCGGAGGTGAGGAGGCGGCGCACGGTCGTCGCGTCCCAATGCCCGCGGTCGAGCTCCTCGTCGGGGGCGCCTGCGAGCACCGAGAGGCGATAGGCGCTCCTCGAGGTCGGCACGCGCTCGCGGTTGAGCTCACGGGCGAGGCGGGCGACGCCGGAGCCTGCGAGGAGACGAGCGGCGAGCGAGCGCACGAGGGCGGCCTCGGAGGGGAGCGGCTCGAGCACCTTGCCGGCCCCGTCGGGAGCGTCGACCGTGCGGTAGCCGAGCGGCGGCGGGCCTCCCGTGTGCCGCCCGATGTTGTGCCGGTACTCGACGGCGGTGCGCATGCGGCTCGCGGCGTTCTCGGCCTCCATGCGGGCGACCTCGGCGAGCACGCCGGCAATGAGACGCCATGCGGCTTGGTCGGAGCGGAGGCCGTCGAGGTGCGCCACGAACAGCGAGTCGGGGCGAGAGTCGAGGGCGTCGATGAGAGCGGCGAGCGCGCCGAGCCCTTGCCTCGAGAGGCGGTCGAGCTTGTAGACCGCGAGCACGTCGGCCTCGCCCTCGCGGATCATGCGGAGGGCCTCGTCGGCGTTGGCGCGCGACTTGCGGCCCGAGAGCCCGTCGTCGGCGAGCACGCGCACGATTGCCCACTCCTCGCGGGCGGCGAGCTCGCCGAGCACTCGCTCTTGAGCGGCGATGCTCGTCGAGTCGTCGGCGGAGGCGGAGAGGCGGAGGTAGAACACGGCGCGGCGCATGGCCTCGAGGCTACTTGCGGAGGTCGACGCGCGCAAGTCACAAAGGCTGTAGGTCGTAGGTCTGGGAGGTCTGCCAGTCCAACGACAAACAGCCTTTCTCTGCGGGGCGGGTTGCGCCGAGTCTAGGCGGGCGCCGGCCTGCGCTCGCCGGATGTTACGCCAGAGGCCCCCGTCGGAGTGACGAGGGCCTCGAGGAGCGCGGGGAGCTAGTGCGTGAGCCCGAGGGCCTCCGCGGCGGTGTGGTAGGCGATGTCCTCGGCCTCCGCCTCGGTCTTGCCGGCCTCGAGAGCCTCGACGAGAGCCTCGCGGTAGACCTTGGCGCCGCCTGCGCACGTTGCGCCGTCGAGGGCGACGTGCCAAGTGACATCGTCGTACTGTCCCGAGTTGTGGCGGGCGTCGATCCTGTCGAGGTCGTCGGCGCGCTCGCCGTAGCGGAACGCGCGCATGAGGGCGTTGACGCGGTCGCGGTCGATGGCCGTTTTGGTGGAGGGCATGAGGTGATCCTTTCGGGGGAGGGAGCCGGTCGCCCGGCCCCCTCGAGGGGTTTAGTTGGTGACGGTGGCCGGGAGGACGACGACGGTGCTGTAGCCCTGCGCACGCGTCGACGCGGCGAGCTTGTTGGCGAGGTCGAGGCGGCTCGTCCAACCCTGCGCGAAGAACTCGCCGAACGGGGCGTCGAGGTCGGTTGCGGCGCGGTACGCGGCGAGCTTGGCCTCGTCGGCGGCGATGTGCTCGTCGTACCAACCGACGTACTCGGCGGTTGCCTTGGCGCGGTTGGCCTTGTAGCTCTCGAGCGAGCGCTCGGTGCGGGCGATGAGCTCGCGGGCGGTGTAGGCGGCGACGACGACGTGCGAGTAGGTCGCCTTGGCCGAGTTGCGCGTGAAGGTCTTGCCGTTCAGGGATGCGGTGTGCTTGTTCGTCATAGTTCGATAGTACACGCGTGTAAACACTTGCGCAAGTCGACGGGCGGCTCGGCGTGTCGCGGGCATTGTCAAAAAAGCTGCTCTATGCCGGCAACGAAAGCAAGCCCCCGCCCTCGAGAGTGAGGAGCGGGGGCTTGCGAGGTGCGGGGCGGGCTACGCCTTGACGATCTTGCCGGCCTCGTCGACGAAGAGCACGACGGTCTCGGTCTTGCGGTTGACGAGCTTGATTGCGACGACGATGAGCCAGAGGCCCGCCGTGAGGATCGTGAGGATGAGGTTGAGCCAGAGGCCGAGCTTGCGCTTGCGCGAGAGGGTCGCCGTGAATCCGTCGGCGGAGAGCTCGACCGCGTAGCCGTCGGAGCGGTACTTGCGGAGGCGCTTGACGAGCTCGGCGCGGCGCTCGGCGTCGGTCGGGAGGGCGGTGAGGTTGTCGGACATCGGAGGGCCTTTCGGTCGGAGCTTTGACGGTATCGAGGAGGGGCGACTTGTGCAAGTCGAATCATGCGGGATGCGAGCGGGCCTCCTCTGCGGCGATGAGGTCGCGGACGCGCCAGAGGGCATCGAGCACGAGCGAGTGACGGGGGCCGTAGCTCGAGAGCACCGCGCGGCCTGTCGTGTCTGTCACGCGCCACTCACGGCGGCCCTGCGACCAACCGCGACCGCCGGCCCATCCGGTCGAGCCGGCGCCCATCGTGACGGGCTCGACGAGCCAGCGGCCATCGTGGCTCGCGTAGCCGGTCTCGGTGCGCTTGAGGCGCGTGCCGGTCGTGGCGCGGATGTGCGCCTCGAGCTTGCGGTAGCTCGGGAATGAGGCGCCACAAACGCACTCGGCGACCGTGCGGGGCTTGTACGCGTGAGCGCTCATCGGGGGGCCTTTCGTGCGGAGCGGCGAGCTCGGAGGTAGCGGGCGAGGATCGGGATGAGGAGGTAGGCCCAGAGGAGGCCGGCGACAGGCAAGCCGACCTCCCACGGGATGACGTCGGGGGCGAGCATCACGCCTCTTCCATCGGCTCGTCGTGGCACGGGCACGAGGGCGTGCCGTACTCGTCGAGCCACTTGCGCGTCATGCGGACGACGTAGCCCGAGCCCGAGCCGCACTCGACCTTGAGCATCCGGGTGGTCTGTTTCTTGACGCCGGAGAGCGACGGGACGATGGCGGCGTGCGGGTACTCGCCGAGCTCCTCGGCGATGGCCTCGAGCTTGCCCTTGAGCTCGTCGCCGGCGACGGTCGCCGTCATCTTGCCCGAGAGGCCGAGGGCCTTGGCGAGCTTGGCGAACGCGCCCGCGTGGCCGCTCTTGTTGTCGTCGACCGCGTGCACGAGCTCGTGCGTGAGGACGTCGAGCACACGCACGGCGTCGTCGAGGACGGGAGAAATGAAGAGTTGAGCGACCTTGTCGGAGCTCGCGGCGGTCGACCAGCACTGACCGATAACGCTGTTCTTGCGCCCGTTGCCGCCCGGCCATCCGACCGAGACGCGCACGGCGGGGAGCTCGGCGCCTGCCTCGGCGAAGAGAGGAGCGAGAGCGGCGACAGCGGCGGTGAGCCACTCCTCGCGGGTCGTGAACTTGGGGGCGGTTGCGGTTGCGGTGTTGTTCGTCATGGTTCAAGACTAGGTGTAAACGGCGACGCGCGCAAGTCGACACGCGGAAATAGTTGAGGCCCCGGGGATTAGCCGGGGCCTCGAGGGGAGCGGGGAGCGTTTAGGCGGCGTCGGCCTGCGCCTGCGCGTAGCCGGCGCGGTAGGCGGCGGCGGCATCCTGCGCGAACCCGCCGGCGAGGAGCGGCGAGCTCCAACGTGCGTTGATCGCCTCGACGAGCTCGAGGAACTCGGGGTGCTCGAGGGGCGCCTCGATGCCGTCGGCGAGGGCGGCGTAGCCGAGGATGTGCGCGTTGCGGGCGGGGCGAGCGGCGGCGGCGGGGAGGTCGAGGATGTTGTTGTTGTTCGTCATGCTTCGACCTTAGCGTGTAAACGTCGACGTGCGCAAGTCGACCCGCGGAGCTCGAGCTAGGCCGCGCGCCGGCGGGCGTCGTAGGAGGCCATGCGCGCGAGGCGACTCTCGCGGTGACGGGCGTGCGAGGCGCGGTTGAGCTCGGCGACACGCGTGCGATTCTCGGAGGCCCAACGCGCCTGATAGTCGGCCTGCGCGTCGGTGCACGGGTCGCAACGGCAAAAGTGCTTGGCGTAGCCCGTGCGCTTGCCGTGTCGCTCGTCGTCGAGCTCGAGGGCGCACCTCGAGCCGATGCACTCGCACGCGCTCATCGGGCGCGGCCCGCGGCGATGACGGCATCCCACGCGGCGGAGAAAGCCTTGTCGGCCTGCCGGCTCACGGCGCCGAGGTGGAGGCCCATGGCCTGCGACGTGCGGAACTCGCGGCCACACTCGCACACGCGCTCGAACGAGCTCGAGAGGGAGTGAGCGTAAACGATGGCGTCGTAGGCCGCGGAGGCGTCGCGTGCGGCATCCTGCGAGCGGAGCGGGAGGCCGGCGATGACTGACTCGACGGCGACGGTTGCGGGGAGGAGGGGCTCGTTGTTCGTCATACCTCGAGCCTAGGTGTAAACGTCGACTCGCGCAAGTCGAGACGCGAAAGAGCCCCCGAGCGCGATGCTCGAGGGCTCTTGACGGGGGAGGCTAGAGGGAGCCGGTCGCGCCCTGCTCACGCATGAGCTTGGCGAAACGCTCCTCGGAGAGCTTGGGGAGGCGGCGGAACGTCGGGAGCTTGGCGGGGCGCCACTTGGGCGAGCTCTTGCGGGCGATGAACTCCTCGAGCGACTCGCGGGGCGTGCCTGCCGGCTTGGCCTCGACGAGCTCGACGGGGAACTCGCGGCGCACGCGGCGCTCGCCCGGGGCGCCGAGCTCGACCTCGTAGCGCTCGGGCTTGGGGTCGTAGGCGTATGCCTGCGCCGAGAGACGCATCACGAGCCATCCCTCGCCCTCGGGCGTGATGACGGCGGAGCCGATGGCGAGGGGAGCGGTTGCGGTTGCGGTGTTGTTCGTCATGCTTCGATCCTAGGTGTAAACGGCGACGCGCGCAAGTCGACAAGCGAAAGGGCGAGGAGCGTGAACCCCTCGCCCTCGAGCTCGAGCTAGCTCTCCTCGTGCCGCTCGTCGCGGTTGCATCGGCCCTCGTCGTGACCGGAGCACACGGCGTCATGCATCACCTCGAGGGAGACCATGCGGACGCGCTGAACCTTGGAGCGCGTGAAGCCGAGCCGGTGACCGACCTCGGCGTCGGGGAGTGCCTCGTAGTCGGCGAAACCGTAGGCGAGGCGCACGATGGCGCGGGCCTGCTCGTCGATGGCGGCGAACGCGAGCTCGACGGTGTGCCGAGCCTCGGTGGACGCGTAGCCGGCCTCGTAGTGATAGGCCGAGCGGGCGATGACGTCGAGCGAGCCCTCGGCGCTCTGCCCGCCCACGGTGATCCGGCCCGCCTCGTCGGAGGCGCCGGTGAGCTCGTCGAGCGAGCCCCACATGCCTCGAGCGTCGCGGATCGAGCGGAGCACCTCGACCGTCATGCCCATGCCGGGCGCGAGCTCCTCGGCCTTGCGCGGGTCTCCGCCGGCGGCCTCGATGATCTGAACGAACCGGGAGTAGGTGCGAGGCGGGACGGAGACCGCCGAGGGCGGGAGCGCGTCATTGTGCACGGCGTGCTTGACGCGGCCCGCGAAGTTGCCGGCGAGGCGCTTGCCGGCGTCGACGGTCTTGACGCCCTCGACGAACGCGAGGAACACGAGCGAGCGCACCTCGTCGAGGTCGTGCGTGTCGCGGAGGCGCTTGTACTGCGCCGAGACCGCGCCGCGGAGGGCGGGGATGTACTGACGGAGGAGCGCGTTGTGCGCGGCCTCGTCGCCATCCTGCGCCCGGGCGATGAGCTCGAGCTCCTCCTCGAGCGGGAGGGCCTCGAGCTTGGGAGCCGGGGCCTCGAAGAGCTCGTGCATCGTGAGCTTGGACATGGTTTCTCCTCTTGCGCACGCACGACGACGAGCGCACGTCGACGCGCGCCACTAGGGCAGACGTCGACGCGCACAGCGTCGGAGAGGGCGGCGTGCTCACGCCCTCCGCAATGGCCTCACAGCTAGGTCGGAGGCGGTTCTATGGGGTGACTCCACAGTAGCAAGAACGCAAGACGACTTTCGCTTGTCGACGCACTACATTTGTAACGAATCGGTAACGGGATGTATCAGAGCGTTTACATGCCCCACTCGGCGATGGCCTCATCGAGCGCGATGGCCTTGGCGCGGAGGCGGAGCGTCGACCGCCGGAACTCGAGCTCGGCGTCGACGACGGCGGCCCGGAGCTTGAGCCGGCGCTCGTCGGAGACGATGTCGAGCGTCGGGTTGCCGATGCCGCCCTTGGCTTTCTCGCTCGGCTCGCCGGCGGCGGCTTGCGTGTCGGCGTGCGTGCCGCCTGCCCTCGAGGGGCGCGGCGGCGCCTCGTACTGAACAGCCGAGGCGTCGACGAGGAGGTGCGCGGCTCGGTTGATAACGACGTTGAACTCGTCGAAGAGGGGAGCGAGGGAGCTCATGCGGGGTTGCCTTTCAGAGGGTGAGGGAGAATGCACGAGCTCACGACGGGGCGCCGTAGCCGTGTCCCCACGACGGGCCGTAGACCTCGGCCTCGGACGCGATGGGGATTGTGTAGAACGTCGACGCCATGAGCCGGCCAATCTCGTCGATGACGTCACGGGCCTCGGCGGCGGGCGCCTGCGCGACGAGCTCGTCGTGCACGGGGAGCAAGAGGTGATCGCCGAGGCCGGCGTCGAAGATGTCGACGATGGCTTGAGCGAGGAGGTCTCTCGAGGTCGATTGCACGACGTAGTTGGTCGCGGCGTAGAGCCGGTCTCGGTCGAGCGGGAGGTGCCGGCCCGAGAGGGTGACAACCTCGCGCTTGCCGTACTGCGCGCGGCTTTGGAGCTTGGCGCCGTAGCGCTTGATGCCGGGGAACGTCGAGTCGTATGCCGACATTGCCGGGCGCACGTCCTCGGGCTGTAGGCCGGTCTGACGAGCGACCGTCGTGGCGCCGCCCCCGTAGACCTTGCCGAAGCCGATAGCCTTGGCGACCTTTCGCTCTTGCTTGGTGAAGCCCTCGCCGAACACTCGCGCCGCCGTGAAGTCGTGGAGGTCGGTGCCGGAGAGGATCGCCTCAACGAGCGTCGGGTCTTGGCAGAGGCCCGCGAGCACGCGCATTTCGACCTGTGCGTAGTCGGCGGCGATGATGACTTGCCCGGGGTCGGCGACAAGAGCTCGACGCACACGCCAGTCACCCGAGGGGAGTTGTTGGAGCGGGGGCCGCGAAATGCTCATGCGCGCCGTGCGAGCCTGTAGGCCGCCGATGCTCGCATGGAGCCGGTCGCTCGAGTCGCGGAGGTTGAGGAACGCGTCGGCGTAGCTCTCGCGCCACTTGCCGGCCCGCTTGGCGCGGAGCACAGCGTCGGCGAGCGGGTTGGCCTTGCGAGCCTCGATGCGCTCCCAGTCGCGGTCTAGGTCGGCGAGAGGCATGAGCACCTCTTTGTCGACCTTGAGCGCGCCCCCGTCGGTCGTCTCGGTGAGCGTCTCGCCCATGGCGACGAGAGCCGAGGAGACTTGCGCCGTGCTGTTCACGTTGTCGACGCCGTAGCGCGCGGCGACCTTGGCGAACGTCTCGACGTCGGCCTCGAGCTCGGCCTTGAGCCGCTCGATGTACGGAACATCGAGGAGCACGCCTCGCCGTTGCATGATGGCGAGGAGCACTTGTAGGTGATGCTCGAACTTTGAGAGCGGGTTGAGGCCGAGGTCGCGGATGATGACGGCGAGCTCGTCGAAGAGACGCGTAACGAGGATGACGTCGAGGCCGGCGTAGCGCACATACGTCTCGTGGTCGATGGGGATGTGGCGCCACCCGTCATCCTTGGTGCACAGCTTGCCCGTCTCGGGGTTGCGGATCGTGCGAAAGACAGCGTTGAGGCCCGCTTGCGTGTCGGGCGCCGAGTCGTCGACGTGGATGGCGGAGAGCGGCTTGAGGGAGAGGCCGGCGCCGCCCTCGTGCTCCTGTCGCGGGTCGATGAGGTGAGCGAAGATGCGCGTATCGAACACACGCGGCCCGAGCTCCTCGAGCGTGACGCCGAGGTGCCGGTCGATGACTTGGAGGTCGAAAGCGGCATTGTGCACGACGAACATGCGCGGCTGACGGAGAGCTCGCACGATGACGTCGGCGAAGAGGTCGACGCGGAGCACCCACGCCTCGCGCCCGTTGCCGATCTGAACGAGGCGCACCTCGTAGCCGGGCGAATAGATGTTGAGGCCGGAGGTCTCGGAGTCGAGGCCGAGCACCTTGTCGCCCTGCGCGAGGAAGCGGTCGAAGCCGGCGAGCTCGGAGCGGCGCTCGGGCATGAAGATGTCGCACACCTCGCCGGCGATTGTGTGAGTCAGGTGAATCAAGGCGTGCCTCTCGGGAGCGTGTAAACGGGGTGATGAGTCGGGGGCGAGGGATTCGAACCCTCGCCGGCGGGCCGTTGCCCGCTGTTCTGCCTGTGCGTGTTGAGCGGCGTCGGGACGATGCCTAGGAGTTGCCGTCGGCGGCCACGCACTCGGAACTAGCCCCCGTGATGCGCGACGAGCCCCGCCCCTCGAGGAGTGAGGAGCGGGGCGTCGTGCGGTGCGTGCGCTAGCTGATCGAGCGGAGGACGGCGAGGGCGGTGAGCACCTCGGCGGTCTCGGCGCTCATGCCGTGCGCGCGGAGCACGTCGGCGAGAGCACGCGGGCGGATGACCTTGCGGTCGAGGGTGACCTCGTGGAAGGTCTCGGAGGTGCCGGCGTCGAGGAGCTCGCGCTCCCAGTCGGCGAGGGGCTCGACGTCACGGTCGGCGATGAGCTTGTCGACCGAGACGAGCACCTCGTCGGCGATGTCGAACGCGTAGCCGTTGAAACGCACCGCTCGGTCGCCCTCGTCGTCGACGAGCGGCTCGCCGGCATCCTGCTCGACGATGTCGCCGGCGACAGGGTAGAAGTCGTGCGCGCGGTCGGCGTCGAGGTAGTGCCGAACCGGGCCGCTCGTGTAGTACGGGCGAGCGACGAGGACGAAACGAGCGGGACGAGCGGCCATGATGGTCGCCTTTCTAAGAGGGGAGCACCGAGTCGAGGTCGGCGCCCGTGATGATGTGTGTGAGAGGAGAGGACGCCTCAGCGCTCACGTCTGCCTGCGCAACCTCGGGCGAGGTGTCGGACTCATGCACGAGGTCGACGCGACGAGCTCGCCGCACGCCCTCGAACGCGATGCCTTGGTTGGTCTTGCGCTTGACGAGCCCGCGCTCCTCGAGGGCGCCGAAGAATGTTCGGCGTGTCCACACCTCGCGTTGAGGCAAGTTCTCCTCGTCGGCCCACTCGAGGTAGGCGTCGAAAAGGGCCTTGCCGGTGACGCGCCCCGCGTTGGCCTCGTCCTTGACGAACATGCCCGGGAGGTAGCCGGCGAGAGCGTCGGACGTCTCGCGGTACTCCTTGGTTGCGAGGCGCACGACGTCGGGGTCGCGGAGGCCGGAGGCGTACCACTCGACCGCGCCGCGGACAGCCCAAGCGAAGATGCCCTCGGCCTCGGCGAGGAGGTGTGCGCCGAGCTTGTGATCGCGCTCGTGAGGTGCGAAGAATCGCTCCCACGGGACGAACTTGACTCGGCGCCATAGGCCCTCGTCCTGCCCGCGGAACTCGGGCTTGGCGTTGGTGCCGAGCATGAGGAGGAATGACGGGCGGAACTCGAAAAACTCCTTGCGCATGAACCGAGCCGAAATGAGGTCTCGGCCCGTGACGCGCTTGAGCACAGCCTCGGCCATGCGCTTGCCGGCCTCGCCCTCGGACGCCATGACGAGCCGGGCGCCCTTGAGGGCCGCGAGGTCGTTGGGGATGCCGCCCGAGGGCCGCTCCTCGAACGTCGAGAAAGGGGTTGTGACGGTGAGCTCGCGGAAAACCTCTGTGAGCGTGTCGGTGAACACTGACTTGCCGTTGGCGCCCTTGCCCCAATGGACGACGAACGCTTGCTCGGCGGTCGAGCCCGTGATGCCGTAGCCGATGAGCCGGCGCATGTACGCGGGGAGCTCGGGATAGGCGGGGAACACCTCGTCGAGAAATGCCTCCCAGCGCGTCGCCTTGGCGGCGGGGTTGTAGTCGAGCTCGATGCGCCGAGTGAGGAGGAGGTTGGGGTCGTGCCGCATGAGCTCGGCGGTCTTGAGGTTGACGACGCCGTTGCGACAGGCGACGAGGTGCTCGTGCTTGTCGAAGTCCTCGAGGGACGCGGGGACGCCTTGCACGGCTTGGAGCTCACGGAGGAGCGAGTCGATGCCTCGGGTCGTCTGAACGTGCGCGGCGTAGCGGTTGAGCCGGCCCGCGCGACGCTTGAGCGAGGCCGGTGCCTCGTCGTCGTCATCCTTGGGCTTGGCCGCCTTGGACGCCTCGAGGGCGAGGTCGCGCACGATGTCGGCGACCGCCTGCGCGTGCGTGCGGACGTTCTGCCGGTCGTCCTTGCGCCACACGCCCTCGTCGAGGAGGAGGAAGCCGACCTCGTCGGTGTAGCGCACGCCCGAGCCGATGCTCTCGATGTAGTCGCGGAGGTAGCGAGCCCCGCCGAGGTCGGAGAGCGAGTAGCGCTCCTCGTCCCACGCGAGGAGGGACGCCTCCCGAGACTTGACGGGCGCGGCCTCGGCGATGGCGCGGATGACGGAACGGGCGAACCCGTCGCGGTCGTCGGCGCGCCAGTCGGTGAGGTCGTAGCCGTCGCGGACGTGGAGCACACGCACGCGGACGTCACGGGCCGCGAGACCCTCGGCGAGTTGCGCGGCGAACCGTCGGCCTGCCGGGTCGCCGTCGCCGGCGATGACAGCCTCACGATGGCCGACCCACGAGGCGACCTCGTCGACGATGGCCGGGTTGCCGGCGTGCGAGGCGCCCGCGATGCCGATGGTGTCGTAGCCGAGAGCGACGCCGGTGAGCGCGTCGCCCGGCCCCTCGCAAATGAGCACCTCGGGCCAGCCTGCGGCGCCGTGGAAGTAGCCGAGCTTTGACCACGAACCGCCCTCGGGCGACTTGGGGCCGAGCCAGCGCACGGCGGCGTCGGGCTCGAGAGCTCGAGCTTGGAAGTTGCGCGCGACGCCCTCGGGCGTGCGGAACGGGACGACGAGACGAGGGCCGCCTCCGATGTCGTCGACGTAGCCGAGACCGAGGCGCTCGATGTCGGGGAGCATGACGCCGAAACGGTCGGTCGCGTAGCGCGCGGCCTCGTAGACAGACTCGGGGATTGTCTCGGGGTCGTGCGGGCCGACGAGGGCCTCGGCGTAGCCGTCGAGACGCATGGCGAGCGACGCGATGGCGGCGGGAGTCGCGGGGAGGGCGGTGCTGATCGCGCGGCGCTCGGGAGCGGTGTCGCCGGCGCCCATCGTGGCGAGGTCGCGCATGCTCATCCCGAGCCCCTTGACGACGTCGGCGGTCGAGCAACCGGCGCGGCACTTGAGGAGCACGTTGCCGCTCTTGTCGCTCACGGCGATGCGGAGAGACTCGTGCGAGTCGGCGTGAGCGGGACAGGTGGCGAGCCAGCCGTCGCCCTCCTCGACGGCGTCGAGGCGAGTGAGGAGGTCGGGGAGTTGCATGTTGCTCCTAGGTCGGGAGTTGAGTGTCGGGAGGAGAGGACGCCTCGCGGCTCACTCCTGCGCGCGGAGGCGGAGGAGGAGCCGAGCGAAGGTGTCGACGTCGAGCACGGCGTAGCCGGCGCCGGTGCCCTTGCCGGGCCGCTTGACGAAAGCGACCGGGATGGCATCGGGCGAGACTCGAGCGGCTTGCACGCGGGCGCCCTCGAGCCCCTCGCGGAGGCCGGCGACGATGTCGCGGTAGCTCTTGGCCTGCCCGACGAACGGGTCGATGCCATGGATGTCGCCGACGTCGAGGCGACCGCTCTGCGCCACGCGGCGCGCGTCGATGCCGTAGCTCTCGAGGTGCTTGACGAGGTCGGACTCCCAGCGGGTGCCCTTGGCCTTGGCCGCGCTAGCCATGGGAGCCGGCCTCGAGGTACACGAGCGCGAGGTGAAGGTCGACGATGAGCCCGCGGACGATGGCCGGGTCGCGGAGAGCGATGGGCTTGCCGCGGTAGGTGCCGTCGTCGAGGTTGGCTTGCGGCGTGCCGTCGGGGGCCTTGCCGAGCACGAGCTCGATAGGCCCTCGAGGCGGGGTCGCGGCGAGAGGGCGGAGGGCGGCTCGGGTGCTCATGCGAGTTGCTCGAGGAGGTCGGGCCGGTAGCCGTGCCAGACGTTGTGCTCGGTCGTGAACGGGCCGTCGGAGAGGACAACGATGGGAGCTTGCCGGTGGCCGGCGGCGCGGAGCTCGTCGGCCTTGGCGGCGTTCTGCGGAGCGTCGAGGGCTTGCTCCTCGAACGGGATGCCGAGCTCGGTGAGCTTGCGCTTGGTGAGGTTGCATCCCATGCAAGAGGGGAGCGTGTAAACGGTGACGTGCATGAGGTGTGTGACTTTCGGGTAGAGACGCGGAAAGCCCCCGCCCGGTTGTGAGCCGAGCGGGGGCCTTGCGTGCGGGTGAAGCTACTTGCGGGAGAAGGCGCCGAGGATGACCCACCAAACGAGGAAGGCCACGACGGTCGCCCAGAATGTCGCCCAGCCGGTGAGGCCGAGAGCCGGGAACACGAGGAGCCCGAGGACGAGCGGCGGCGCGAGCCACAGCGCGAGAGCGAGCACGGCGAGGAGGACGAAGAGCAAGACTCCGCCGGCGATGAGCCAGCCCGAGGGCGAGCTCACGGTCGGCCTCGGGGGGAACCCGAGAGAGCTCTTGCGGACGCCGTAGGCGGTGCTCACGCGTCGCCCTTGAGCTCGAGGCGGCTCGCGGTGTAGTTGACCTCCTTGCCCGCCATCGGCCCGTTCTTGGCGATGAACGAGACGGGCTCGAGCTCGAGGGTCGCCTTGACGGGACCGCCGGCCTGCTCGATCTGCCCGCCGATGTCGTCGCGGGCGAGGTCGTAGGCGAGGCCCCATGAGCCCGACTTGAACTTGAAGATGCCGAGGTCGGGCTCGTCGGCGAGGCGGAAGTAGAGCTCGATGTCGGGCTCGAGGCCGGTGCCCTGCTTGGCCTTGGCCTTGCGCTCTTGGAAGGTGAGCGAGGCATCCGGGTCGGGCTCGTCGGTGACGTGCCCGCTCTCGTCGAGGAGGTACTCGCCATCCGACGCGCTGATGAGCTTGCCGTTGCGGCCCCACAGCACCATGCGCTGACGGAGAGCCTTGGCGCTCTCGATGATGATGTCGACCGACGTGCTCGCCGTGAACACCTCGAGGTTGTCCTCGCCCTGCGCGGCCCACTCCTGCGGCTCGTCGCCTCCGAAGAGCTCGAACACCTTGGCGGCGACGTCGGGGTCGCCGGTCGTGATGCGCCAGTCGGACAGGCTCGCGGGGCGCCCGTTGATCTGATGGCCGGAGCGGAACCGCCCGACGACGTCATCGGCGAAGCTGTTGCGCGGCTTGGGGGCGTTGGCGGGGTCGTCGCCGAAAATCTTGAGTCCCATGTGTAAACGTCTTTCTCTTTGGCCGGCCTCCCGAGGGAGGCGATTGGTTGGACGCAAAGAGAGGACGCCTCGGGTGCTCTGCCTGCCCACGAGACGCAAAAAAGGCCCGCCCCCGGGAGTAGTCGGGGACGGGCCTTAGTGCCGGCGTGCGCCTCGTAGGCGGGCCGGCGTGACTCACACGTCGTAGGTGTCGAGTCGGTCTCGGAGGTCGAAGAGCTTGGGATCGTCGCGCTCGTAAGCGAGCTCGAGCTCCTCGAGCTCCTCGGGGAGTGCGTCGACCTCGGGCGGGAGCGGGCGGCTCATCGGCGGCCCCCCTTGCGGCGAGGTGCCGGCGTCTCGGAGGTGAACCTCGAGAGGAGCTTGCCTCGCGGCTCGGTCGTCGTCTCGCCGTCGACCCACTCGACGAGGTAGCGGTCGCCCGGCATGATCGTCTTGACCTTGCCGAGCGTGCGCCCGTCGAGCGTCGTGACGCCGGAGCCGGCGCCGAGCTTGTGCGGGGGCTCGGGACGGAGCGGGCCGGTCTGCTTGCGCGTTGCCGGCTTGGTCGGGGTTGCGGTGTCTGTCATGCGTAGAGAGGACGCCTCGAGCTCGAGCTCTGCTCACGCCGGCGAGAGTGAAGCCCTCGAGCTCACACGCGAGCGGTTGAGGTGCCACGCTAATGCGTGTGTAAACGCGCGCAAGTCGACTCTTGCGGAGGGGAGCTCACGCCGATAGGTTGAGTCGTGGAGGGTCGCACGAACCTCCCGCCCCTCGCTGGGGAACGGGCGGAGGCGTCGCGCGAGTCGTGACAGCACGACAAAGCCCCCGGGCTTGAGGTTGGGGAACCTCGCCCGGGGGCCTCTCTGTTTCGTGCTAGTTGGCCTTGAACGGCTTGGAGTACGGTGCGCCCAAGGGGCGCCGGAGGCGGCTCACGAGGCGCCGGAGCCAACCGAGGAGCGCGCTCACGCGGCGACCGCCTTGGGGATGCCGAGCGGGCGACCGAGGGCGGGGCCGGGCGTGCCGGTCTTGCCGACGCCGGCGACCGTCGTGAGGATGCCCTTGCGCTGTGCGTGCACCGAGAGCACCTCGGCGATGCGGCCCGAGCGGCGCGTGCCCATGAACGGGAGGAGCTCGCGCATGATGGCGGCGGCCTTGTCGCCCGAGAGCTCGGCGTGCCAAGTCGGCGACATCGGCTTGGGCTTGAGCGTGAGGCGGATGCTCGAGCCCATGAGGGTCGCCGCGCGCCCGACGACGTCGCGGTCTGTCATGCCGACGCGGATGCGCGGGTACTTGCCGCGGTGAGCGTCGAACGTGCCCTCGCCCTCGAGCAAGCCGGCGAGCCAGAGAGCATCCTCGCGGGTGCCGAGGATCGCGGGTGTGTTGTCAGATTCCATGCTTGGGGTCTCCTCCCCATTCCCGCTGATAGCGGGCGATGATGTTGTGGCGAAGCTTGAGAAGGCGCGTGAACTCGCGGGCGGCGTCGCGTGACGCGTGCCGCTCGTAGTAGGCGTGCCCGAAGGATGCGACGACGGCGACCCGCCTCTCGCGGTTGGCCTCGAGCGCGAGCTCGTAGACCTTGCGCGAGAAGCGGATGCCTCTCGTCATGCGGTGACCTCTTCGACGAGCTCCCAGCCGGGGCGGGAGGTCTCGAGGCGTGTGCGGACCTTGCCGCCGTTGCGTGAGCCGGCGTTACGCGCGGCGGTGGCCTGCCCGCGAGCGACGTGCTCGAGCGGCCACGGGCCGAGGCGGTGCGTCGCGCGCACCTCGCCGGCGACGGTGAGGAACTCGACGACGACGCGGTAGACCGGCCCGTCGTCGTCAAGCCTCCGCGGGGTGTGTGCCAACCGTGGCCTCCTCCTCGTCGACGAGCTCGTCGTAGAGCGGCGTTTCGGTCGTCTCGGGCTCGGGCTCGGGCTCGGGCTCGGGAGCCGGCGCCTCCTCCTCCTCGGGCGAGAGCTTGGCGAGGGCCGCGCGGAGCTCGGCGGCGGTGGCCTCGAGGATTCCGACCGTCGCCTCGGCGTCGGTGAGACGATTCTCGGCGGCGGTGCGGTCGCTCTTGGCGCGGGCGAGGTCGCGTGCGGTTGCCTCGAGGGCGGCGGTGACAGCGTTGACGGCGGCGCTCATGCGCGGGCCTCCTTGGTGAACGATTGGAACTTGTCGAGGTCGGCGGATGCCGCCTGTCGGGCCTGCGCGCGGCGCTCGAGGTTGAGCTTGGCGACGGCGGCGAACGGAGTGCCGGCCATGAGGTCGGCGGCCTCCTCGGCGCGCACGAGGCCGCGGTAGGTGCGCCTCACACGGCGCCGGAGGTGATGCTCGGTCGCCCTGCGCTCGGCTCGGTTGCCGTGAGGCTTGCCGATGACGCGGGCGCTCACTTGGCGACCGCCGTTGTGCGAGCTCGCGGTGCGCGGCGCTTGGGAGCCGGCGCCGGCGTTGCGCCCTCGAGCGTGCCCGAGGCGACAGGCTGACCGATGATCGTGCCCGACATCGTCTTGTCGTACTCGAACACCTTGCGGATGTTCAGGAACATTTCGAACACCTCGTCGTCGGCGCGGACGGGCGTGAGCGACCAGCCCTCGGGGCGAACGTGGAACACGGCGGCGCCGTCGCCCTTGACGTTGGGCGTGCGGGTGCCGTCGGGCCGGAGGATGTGCTTGGCGTTGCGATAGGCCGCAAGCTGTAGCCCGACCTCGGCGTGAATGCCCGAGCGCGTCGTCTTGTTGTCGAGCCAAATCGTCTCGCCCTCGATGATGGCGAGAGCGTCGAACGAGCCGGCGTAGCGGTGCTCGTCACTCCACACCGTCTCCTCGAGGTGGAGGAACTCGGGTTGCACGACGTTGAGGAAGTTGTCGTAGTTCTGCCGGTAGGGCTCGAGGTCGGGGTGAACGCGCCCGATGGTCTCGCCCTTTGCCATCCGCTCGAAGATGTCGTGCGCGGCGGTGCCGATGTCTGCGGCGGCCTTGGTGTTGCGGTCGGGCGCGCGCTTGAGCATGTCGACCGCCATTTCCCGCGACGTCGACGAGCCGCTCGTGAGGATCGTTGCGAGGGCGCCGAAGTTGTCGACCGCCTCCTCGGCGACCATTTTGGCGGCCCAGAACTTGAGGAACGGCTTGGGGAGCGTGTTGAGGACGGAGGTGACGCCGGGGTACTTGACGCCCGACTCGGGCTCGACGTAGAAACGCGCGTCGCCTCGCTTGATTGTGTTGACCTTGGGCGTTGTCACGCTTTGGGCCTCCTTTGCGTCGGTGAATGTGGACGCAAAGAGAGGACGCCCCGGGAGCGGTAAGTGCTCACGGGGCGGGCGGGTGCGCCGAGCTCGAGGCCGGCGCTAGGGGTGAAGGTGACGAAGTGACGGAAGTGACGTCACCTCTCTATTCCCTCTATAGGACTCTCAAACTAAAGAGAGGAATAGGAAAGTGACGTCACTTGCGTCACTCCGTCACTTTGGAGCGATGCGGCGGCCCGCCTCCCGCGCGGCGTCGGCGAGCCGGCGGAGGGCCTTGACCGTCTCCTCGGCGGTCTCTGCCGGCGCATCGGTCGGCGTTTGAATCCTCGAGACAGCGCGGCGCGCGTAGTGCGCGAGCTCTTGCGCGTCGTCGATGTCGGTGATGGCGGAGCCTCCCGCGAACAGCGCGAGGAGCTTGGCGTCGTGCCCTCGGCGCTCTGCGCGGCGCTCGACGGTCGAGCCGGCCTTGAGCCCGAGCTCCTCGAGCTCGTTGCCGTAGCGGTCGCGGAGGATCGGCGAGACGTGATGGCGGATCGCGGCTTGCAAGTTGGTGCGGTGCTCTTTCGGCACGCCGGCGGCGTCGAGTGCCGCCGTGACCCACTCTCTGTAGTCGTAGGAGCGGCCTAGGAGGTCGGGCTCGCCCTCGCGGGTGTAGAACTGCCCTCGAGCCTCGACGAGGGCCTCAGCGGCTTGCTTGGTGCCCATCGTGCGGAGCGGGCCGGGGCCTTGCATGTAGGCTCGCATGCCCTCTTGGGCGCGGAGTGAGAGCTCGTCTAGCGTTGCGGTAGGCATGGCGCGATGTTACAGCCTCAGAGCTCGGCGCGCGCAAGTCGAGGCACGGACGTCACAAAGTCGTAACAGCACGGCGAGGTGTCGCTTGGAGAAATGCGAAAGGCCCCGCCCCCTCGAGGTGAGGAGACGGGGCCTTGACGGACTAGCGGCGGTAGAGGCTCGCGGTGGCAAACACGACGACGGCGAGGAGCGCGACGAGCGTTGCCAGCGTGTCGACGAGCATGTGTAGGGCGACGATGCCGGCGAGCGTCATTCGAGGCCCTCGACGAGCTCGGTGACTGCGAGCTCGAGCCCTCGAGGCGTGCCATCGTTCAGGATGGTCGCGTCGACGTCGTAGTTGTCCATGGCGGTTTCGCTCGTGTGCACGTCGCTCGAGGGCGCGAGGGCCGGGCGCGCGACGCGGACGACGATGCCGCCGTGCTTGCGGATGAGGTCGGCCTCGTTGGGGAATCGGACGTCGGTGAATGCGAGGGGCTCGTGCCAGTGATAGACCGACTTGAGGCCGGTGCGGACGGTGCGCCCCGTGAACGTCTTGAACTCCTCGGAGTGATGCTCGACGTAGTGGAGCGCGCGCTCGATGCGGAGCTCGCCGAGAGCGACCCACGGCGAGAGGCCGAGGAGCTCCTCGAGCCCGTAGCGGTTGCCGAGCACCTCGCGCATGCCCTCGGTGCCGGCGTCTTGCATCACGCGGCGGAGCTCGGGGTAGCGCTCTTTGGCGAGCTCGTAGCCGAGTGCGTCGATGGCGTCGCGCCAGTGGATCGCTTGCACCTTGTAGGGGCCGACGAGCTCGTGCCCGACGACGGGGTTGGTCGCCTCGAGGAAGTCGCGGAGCGGGTCGGCGAAAGCGGCCTCGGTGTAGCCGTAGCCGGCGAGGAGGCTTGCGGTGCGATTCTTGCCGGAGCGCTTGCGGCCCGTGAGGCCGATGAGGGGAAGGGTTGTCGTCATGCGATGAGAGGACGCCTCGAGGGGCTCGCCTGCCCACGAGAAAGCCCCCCTCACGAGGAGGGGGGCCGGGGGAGAGGGTCTCAGTCGTCGAGGCCGGCGGCGTACTCGGCGAGAGCGTCGTAAACGCGAGGGTGACCGAGGAGGATGGCGTCGATGGCCTTGGTGAAGCGGAGGGGCTCGCGCGTCTCAAGCTGAACGAATCCGGTGCGGATGAGGCGGGTCGCCTCGGTCGCCTTGAAAAAGCCGACGCCCTCGGCGCGGAGCGCGCCCGTGCGCTTGCTGACCTCGAGGCTCAAGGCGTCGTAGGCGGCGCGGTGATTGGCGGCGCGCACCTTGCGGGCGGCGAGGGTGGCGCGGTCGGACTCGACGACGCCGGCGCCGAGGCACCGCATGCAAAGGCCCTGCGCGACGCGCCAGTCGCCCCAGCCCTTGCCCCCGCATCGGCCACAGTCGCGCGGCTTGACGATGGCGGGGTTGGCCTCGGGAGTCGGGGTGAAGGTGGAGGAGAGGTTGTTCGTCATGCCTCGACTCTACGCGTGTAAACACACGAGCGCAAGTCGACACGCGGAACAGAAAAGGCCCCCGCCTCGAGTGAGACGGGGGCCGGCGGGGAGGGGCTCAGTAGACGAGCTCGAGGCCCTCGCGGGCGAAGCGCTCGAGCATGTAGTTGTCGATGCGGTAGGTGTAGACGCCCTCGTGAGCGGGGCGAACCTTGGTAGCGAGCACCTTGCCGAAGTAGAGCACGGTGGCCTCGGTGCGCTCGGGCTCGAGCGTGACGAGGTGCGCGAAAACGCGCACGAGCCGGGTCTCGTTCTTGCCGCTCGCCGTCCACTCGGCGCGCTCGGTGCGGTACTCGGCCTCGAGCTCGTAGCGTCCGGGCTTGACGACGGCGTTGTGGTCGCCGGCGTAGTTGTCGATGACGCGGACGGTGAAGCCCTCGGCGACGATGATGGCGGTAGGGACGGGGCGGGTGGCGGTGTTGTTCGTCATGGTTTGAGCATACACGCGTGTAAACACATGCGCAAGTCGGCACACGAGACGACGAAAAGCCCCCGCCTCGGAATGAGACGGGGGCCGATGTCGGGGCTAGACGCCCGGGGCGAGAGACGCCGAGCCGGAGCTCGACGCGGCGAGACCCTTGAGGATCGAGAGGAGTGCGGCGGAGCCGGCGCCAACGGCGAGGGCTTGCCACGAGTCGACCTCGAGGAGACCGAAGCCTCCCGCGGTGGCGACGGCGAGCGCACCTCCTGCGGCGGAGGTGATGACTCGCTCGGCGAGGTCGGCCCAGAACTTGCCTGTTGCGATGGGACGCTTGCGGGCCTCTTCGATGGCGGCGAGCTCGTTGCGGGTTGTCATAGGTCGTCTCCTAGTTGGGGAAGATTGCTCGGATGATGGAGGCCAGCGCGGCGCCCGCGGCGATGGCGGTGCCGATGCCGGCCCAGAGGTCGCGCGGCGAGACCGTCTTGCGGGACTCGACGACGCGGAGCCGGAGCTCGTGGTCGTCGCCTCGAGCGAGCGAGGTGTCGAGCTTGACCTCGAGGCGCGTGAGGACTTGGACGAGGGCGGCGTCGTCGGAGGGCGGCGGTGAGGAGGCGCTCATTACAGACCGAGCCTCTTGAGCGTTGCCGGCCCGACGATGCCGTCGACCTTGAGGCCCGCGCGGCGTTGGAACTCGCGCACGGCGGCGTCGGTCGCCGGCCCGAACTTGCCGTCGACGACGAGCTTGCCGGCGTAGAGCGGATACGCGCTCTTGAGCTTGGCTTGGACGCGTCGCACAGCCTCACCCGTCGAGCCCTTGCGGAGGCCAGCCGGGGCCGGCTTGGGCTTGGGGGCGGGCTTGGGCGCGAGGAGCGCGTCGGCCTTGATGTTCGTTCGGTTGCCGTAGACGCCGTCGACCGCGAGGCCGTGCTTGCGTTGGAAGTCGCGCACGGCGGCTTGCGTCGCGGGGCCGTCGTAGCCGTCGACGGTGAGCTTGGGATAGCCGAGCCGGCGGAGCTTGGTCTGTGCGCTCTTCACCCACGCCTCACCCTTGAGCGTGCGTGCCGGCCACTTGCCCGAGGTCGAGCTCGAGCCGGAGCTCGCCGGCGTTGCGAACCGAGCTCGCGCCCATGCGAGCGGGTCGACCGACTTGGCGTTGACCCGCACCTCGAAGTGAAGGCACACGCCGGTCGCGTTGCCGGAGGCGCCCATGATGCCGAGCTTGTCGCCCTCGGCGATGACGTCGCCTCGCTTGACGGAGACCGAGGCGAGGTGCATGTAGACGACGGTGACGCCGGGCGCGATGTCGACCGCGACGGTGTTGCCTGCGGCGGGGTTGAGCCATCCCGCGGTCGTGACCTTGCCGCCGGCGACGGCGATGATGTCGGTGAATCCGATGAAGTCGACGCCGTAGTGGACGCTGTAGGCGCCTCCGACTCGAGGGCCGAAGTTGCTTGAAATGCGGGGTTGAGTTTGGGAGCCGTTGGGCCAGCGCATGAGAGCCTTTCGTGACGAAAGGGCGCCCGCCGTGATGCGGACGCCCTCGAAGAGGTGCGGGGATCGGGCCGGCGCTAGCCGGTCGGGACGAACGTGCCGTCGAGCTCGGGGTCGACGAAGAGCTCGACGAGGTCGTAGCCCGTGCCGTTGAACGCGTAGAGCACGACAGGCTCGGCGATGTTCGTGGCGGGGTCGATGAAGTAGAGAGCCGTGAGCGTCTTGAGCGAACTCGAGGCACTCCATGCGCCCGCTCCTACGCCGTTCTTGGCGCGCATGCGGACGTAGTAGGTCGTGGCCGGCGCGAGCCCCGTGAGGGCGCGCGAGGAGCCGGTGACAGCCAGCGTCGTCGCGCCCGAGAAGTTCGACGCGGTCGAGTATTGGATGTCGTAGCCGGTGATGCCGGAGCCCATGTTGTTCGGAGCCGACCAAGCGACGGTGAGGCCGGCGACCGTGGCCGCCGAGAGCGTCGGCGCCGACATCGTCGCGGGAACCTTGGGGATACGCGTGAGCGTGATCGAGCCCGAGGCGGTGCCCTTACCGATGTTGGAGTGCTTGGAGTCCCATGTGCCCGAGACCGAGAGCGTCTTGGTGCCGTCGGCGTTGTGCGCGATGGTCTTGGTGCCGGAGGCGATGGTGAAGTCGCCCGCGGGGAACGAGGCGATTGAGCCCGACGAGCCCGAGCCGACGTTGATACTCCATGCCGTCGAGTAGCTCCCGAACGAGCCCCAATTGGCGACGTCGTCGACTCGGAGAGCCCACGACACGGGCGTCGTGTTGGCCGATTGGTTGGGCGTGCCAGGCGTGACGTCGAGCCGGAGGACGTAGTCGCGGACGCCGTCGAGTTGAACGGAGAACGTTGCCACGAGCTAGCTCTTTTTCGCCCAGAGGATCGCGGTGCCTGCGGCGGGTTGCGTCGCGGAAATCACGATGCCGAGGTTGGCGAGGAGCGCGGTGCTGATCGCCGTCGCGCCAGTGCCGCCCTTGGAGACCGGGAGCGTGCCGACGTCGACAAGGTCTTTCCAGGTCGTGCCGTTGTGGAACTCCCAGAGGCCGCGCGTCGTGTTGTAGCCGAGCGTGAGGTAGGGGCGAGGCGAGCTCGGGCGGGTTGCCGTCGTCCATCGGCCCACGTTGGCGCCGGTGTGCGTGCGACGGTCGGTGACGTTGCCCGAGGTGATGCTCGTGACGCCACCTCCGACGAGGACGTCGGCGACCGGCCACTCCCAAATGCCCGTCGGGTTTTGAGTGAGGGTCGGCGCGACAGGCGTGCCCGTCGTCGAGGCGCCCGAGAGCACGGCGGTCTTGATAACCGGTGTGCCGGCGCGGTCGAGTCGCTTGACGACGGTGTCGATGCGCGAGGAGCCGGATGCCGGCGCCGCGGGAATCGTGACGCTAGCGACCGCCGAGTCGCCCGTGAGGATGCCTCGCACGAGGGCCTCACCTGCGGCGAGCTTGACGACGAGGCCGGAGCCATCGGCGGAGGGTGTAAACGCGCTCGGGGTCGTGATGCCGTCCTCGATGAGAGAGGCGACGAGGTTTGACCATTGGACGTCTTGCATGCCCGTGAGGGCCTTGGGGTAGGCGTAGTCGGCCATCGGAGTCCTTTCGAGGAGGTGTGAGCTAGTCGGCCCAGCGGAGCGGCTTGACCGTGAAGTGCGGGTAGTTGACGCTCCTCGTGCCCGTGCCCGTCGTGTATGCCTGTAGGGCAAAGGTCGACGTGCCGGCGTTGCATCGGACGAGCTTGGAGGCGCCGCGGTGCTCGTAGGCGTTTGTCACCCACATAGCCGAGCCCCAAGCGACGACGCCGCCCATTTCGTTCGCGGCCTCGACGGTCGCGCCGGAGACAGCCACGCCCGCACGGACGTCGCCCGTCGGGGCCGATATCCATGCATTCGTGCTCACCTCGACCCACGCGGGCCGAGCGAGCGTGAGCGAGACCGACGACGTGCCGGGGACGACTGTGCCCCACGCCGACGCCGTGACGACGTTGACCGCCGGGCCGACCATGATGAGAGGCTCGGGGAGCTCGGCTACGGTGCCCGTGCCACCCCCGGGGAGGTTGACGGGGCCGGTGAGGATGATGTAGTTGGCGACGCGGTAGGGCGACAGATTCGACACGGCGGTCGGCGCCGCGCCGTTGTTCAGAGTGACCGCCTTGAGGAAGCGGCCCGCCGTGTTTCCCTGCGCGAGCGACCCGCCCCCGTTGTCCGTCGTACTCGCGGTGTTCGAGTCGCTACCGGTCGCCGTGAGGCTGATGCTCGCCGGAAGGTTCTCCTTGGTGAGCGTGACCGACTTAGCGCCGCCGGCCTCGCCGATGGCGTCAAACTCGGTCTGCGAGGGGTCGAGCCCGACGAGCACGCGCCCGCGGTAGTCGGGGAGGTTGAACGTCGTGGAGCCGTTGCCGGCGCCGTGCGCGGTGCCGATGGCACCGAAGAGGGCCGCGTAGGTCGTGCGTGAGACTGCGGCGCCGTTACAGAGGAGGGCGCCCGAGGGAACCGTGCCGCCTGCGAACGGGAGCACGACGCCCGGAGGCGCGGCGGTCGCCTGCGAGGAGGCGGCCTCGGCGGTGCGCTCGAGGGACGAGACGCGACCCTCGACGCCCGAGAGGCGCGAGCCCGTGATCTTGTCGGAGTCGAAGCCAGTCGGATCGCCGACCTTGGCCGTCGCGTAGATGCCCTCGGGGCCGACCTCGACGGCGAGCTCGGTGACGGTTGCCTTGACGGGGACGCCGGCGACGTTGACCGTCACGAGGTCGCCAAGCCACCATTTCGAGCCGAGCTCACGCGTGTTGACTGCGGAGGGGACGACGGTGAGCGACTCGATGCGCGTGCCGTTGGCGGCGAGCACCTCGTCGCCCTTGGCGTCGAGCTCGGAGGTGTCCTCGGCGCCTCGAGCGTCGACCGAGACCTCGATGACGCGACGCCATGCGGCGGCCTCGGAGGTCGCCGTCGCGCTCGTGCGCGTGCGGATCGCACGCTCGGAGCCCTCGCCCGAGCCGAGTACGACAACGCTTGTCGCGGCGGGGCCGCTATAGCCCCACTTGGCCGAGTCGAGCGAATCGCTCTGCACGTCGAGGCGAATGGCGCCGGAGAGGTCGGAGGAGGTTGAGGTGCGGAACTCGAGCTTGTCGCCGACTTGCACGACGTCGAAGAGGAGGCCGTCGGCGACCGCGAGCTCTTGGCAGAGCTCGAGGAGCGAGGGGAACCGAGCCGACTTGGTGCGGGACGTGCCGCGGGCGAGGTTGGTGCCCATGACGAGGCGGGAGTCGCGGCGAGACGTCGAGGCCGAGGGGCCGATGTTCGCGTTGACATAGGCGTGCATGAGCGTCTCGGCGACGCCCGTGCGGATGTCGTAGGGGCGAGACGCGCTCGACGCCTGTGCATCGGAGAACGCGGGATTGGGGAAGGCGAGCCGGTCGGCGAGGATGATCGAGTCGGAGACGCCGGTGAACACCCACTTGCCGCGAGGCTCGTCGGTCGTCTCGATGAACTCGGGCGCGACCATTGGCCCCGTGAAGCGTTGCCCGCCCGGGAGGTCGACGACGATGCCGGCGCCGGGCTTGGTGAGCTCCTCGGCCATGGCGTGACGAATCCATGCGCCCGAGCTCGAGCGCACGAGGTGCGGGAGCTCGAGCGACCAAGTGCCGACGCCGTTGCGAACGGGGAAGAGCTTGAGCGTGGCGACGTCGTCGTCGGAGAGGATGCCGATGCGAGAGAGGTCGCCCTTGCGTACCTGCGCGACGAGAGAAGCCATTTAGAACACCTGTCGGAACCGGGGGCGATAGCGACCGATGACGCGCGAGCTCGCGGTCGTGCCAGTGACGGCGATGTGAACGGTGCTAGTGCCCGGAGGGAGTTGGAAGAATCGCGGGACGTCCTCGAGGGCCGAGTAGCGCGATGCGCCGGCGCCGTCGACAACCTCGATGCCTGCCGGCGTCTTGCGGATGTAAACGCGCTCGCCTGCGAGGATCGGGACGGCGTAGACCCATCCCTCGCCGTCCTTGGTCGCCTCGACGCGCGTGAGGGGGCCGTGGAGCTCGAAGTCGACCCACGACGGAACCTTGCCCGGGTTGGTGACTGTGACCTCGCCGAAAGCGTCGGAGGGTTGGAGGTAGACGTTGGGGAGAGACTCGAGGAACGGTGTTCCGTCGTTCGTCTGCATGACTGTGAACTCGGAGTAGTCGAGGGCCGTCCAGTAGGCATCGGGACAGTCGAGCGTGAGCACGACACGAGCCACGGTCTCGCCGAGCGACGTGAGCCCCTCGGTGCCGCCTCCGACGTGCACGAACTCGAGCTCGCGTGCGGAGCCGTCGGTGTACCGGACGACGAGCCGGGGGAGCGGCTTGCCGTCGACGTAGGCGATGGCGTCGGCGAGCTCGTCGATGCGCTCGGTGAGTTGTGTGCGTGCGCCCTCGGGGTCGAGGCCGTGATCGGCGAAGATGCCGAGCGAGAGCGTGATCTGCCGGCCCGACGTGCGGACGTTGCCGAGGCGCCGTCCGTCGCCTGCCGACTCGGTGAAGGCCGCGCGTGCCGTCGGGAGGCCGAGGCCCGCCGTGCCATCCATGACACGAAAGGCCCCGGCATCCCACGGGGACGAGGCGAGGGGGAGCTCGACGCCCGAGGGCGCGATGAGCGAGAGCGCTACTTGCGCCATGTGGAACCTCCCGACGCGCCGACGGTGCGCTCGAGGTTGGTTTGAGCGCGCCGGAGCTTGTCTTGCTTGTCCTCTTGCGAGGTCGAGTGATCGTTGTAAACGGTCGTGAAGTTGGCGGCGCCCTTGGCCTCTGCGGCTCGAGCGGTCGCCCCGATGAGGCCCCCCTCGACGTCGCCGACAGAGACGCCGGAGAGTGCACCCGCGGCCACCTCGGCGAGCCCGAGAGCCTCGGCGCCGACGCCCTTGCGCATGTCACGGAGACCGAGCGCGAGACCCTCGCCGGTGTTTCGACCGAAGCCCCGCATGAGGCGCGAGGGCGAGTGAATCCCGAGGAAGTCGAGGAAGCCGTCGACCGCCCCGCCGATGATGTCGAGGAGTGCCGCGCCGACCTTGCCCGCCGAGTCCCAAAGCCCCTGCACGAGGCCGCCGATGAGGTCGCCGCCCGCCTTGAGGAGTTTCGGCACAGCGTCGATGAGGGCGCCGACGAGAGCCGGGATGACCTCGAACACGATGGCGCGAAGAATCTGCGGGAGAGCCTTGACGACAGCCTTGGCGAGCGTGATGAAGAGCTCGATGCCCGTCGTCAAAAGCGTCGGGATCATGCTCACGAGCGTCGAGACGATGCCGGGGAGCATGCCGATGACGGCGACGAGGATCGTCGGGAGTGCCTTGGCGATGGCGAGCACGAGACCGAGGAAGAGGTCGATGCCGGCCTTGAGGATGCCCGGGAGCATTCCCACGATGGTCGTGATGAGCACGGGGAGGAGGTCGAGGACAGCCGTGATGAGGAGCGGCACGAGCGTCACGACAGCCTCGATGAGGCCGGCGAAGAGCTCGAGCCCCGCTTGCACGATGCCGGGGAGCATCGAGAGGAGCGAGGTCGCCAGAGCCGGGAGCATCGTGACGAGCGACATCACAATCTGAGGGATGACCATGAGGAGCGCTTGCACGATGCCCATGAAGAGCGAGAGCCCCGCCGAGAGGAGCATCGGGACCATGCCGAGGATCGTCGTGATGAGCGAGGGCGCCAGCGTGAGGAGCGTCGTGATGAGCGGCGGGATGCTCGTGAGGAGGCCCTTGACGAGCGACGAGAACGATTGCACGGCGGCGTTGAGGATGCTCGGCGCCATTGCGACGAGGCCCTCGAGGATGCCGGGGAGGGCGCCGAGGACGGCGGCGAACAGCTTGTCGCGCATCGTGGCGAAGCCGGCGACGGCGGATTGAATGCCGCCCCCGTTGACCCATCCGGCGATGCTCGCGCCGACGTCGGAGAACATTGCGCCGATGCCGGCCATGCCTCCGCCTGCGCCGGCGAACACCTCTTGCATGCGGGCGCCGAACACCGAGAAAGAGTCGGCGAGCCCTTGCACGGTCGGCATCATTGCGAGGAGCACAGAGCTCGCCGCGGTGGCGAACGGGAGGAACGCTTGCCCGATGGTCGTGCTGATGTTGCCCCACGAGGCCGAGAGCCGTTGGTTGACGCCCTCGTAGGTCGTCGCCTCTTTGGCGAAGTTGCCGTGCGCATCCTTGGTCTGTTCCATGATGAGCGCGAGCGTCGCGGCGGCGTTGGCCTCGGCGGAGAGCGTGCCTCCGACCTTGGAGAAGCCGAGCTCGGCGGCCTTGGCGTCGATGGTGGCTTGCTTGAGGCTGACGCCGTATTTCTCAATCGGGTCGCGCTCGCCCTTGAGGGCGGAGGAGAGAGCCTCGACCGCTTGACGGGAGGAGCCTCCGAACATCGAAGAGAGGTCGGCGCCGAGCGTGATGAGCTCGTTGGTCTTGGGACCGAGCTCCTCCATGGCCGTGCCGGCGTTCTTGAGTTGCGAGCCGATGAGCGTGCCGAGCTCGTTGAACTCGTTGCGGGTGAGCCCGACGGATGTGGCGGCGGCGGAACTCCACTTGTGCATGCCGCCCGCGCCGCTCTTGAACACGGCGTCGATGGCGCCCATGCTCTGCTCGAGCGCGCCGGCGCTCTTGATCGCCGACGAGACGAACATGCCCATGCCGATAGTGCCGGCGATAGCCATGAGCGGGCCGATGACGCCCTTGAATGCCGAGCCAACCTTGCCGCCGAGTGACTTGCCGCCCGCGTCGCCTGCGGGGTCGATCTGCCCCTTGAGGGCCGAGCCGAAGCCCTTGGCAGAGGGGACGACGTTGAGGGTTGCGTGTCCGATGACGTTGGCGGCCATAGATGAGCTCCTATCGGGAGGCGAGGCGGGCGCGTTGGGCCTCGAGGCGAGCTCGAGCGTTGGAGGCGCGCGAGGTTTTCGCGGCCATGGCGGGCGCCTTGGGGATGCCCGGGTGAGGCTTGCCCGTGAGGGCCGTGTAAACGTGGCTTAGGAGGTAGTGCTCGACTTGCCACGGGGCCTCGCCGTCATTGGCGAGGCGAGCGGTTGCGGAGTCGGCGGGTAGGTACTGCACGAGCACCGAGAGACGCCGGAGAGAGAGCTCGCCGCGGTAGAACTCCGCGAGGTCGATGCCGTGATGCCGCTGTAGGTCGGCCTCTAGGACATCGGGAGCCTCGCGGAGCACCGTGACGAGCGCTGTCAGTTTCCCGCGATGCCGAGAGCATCCTTGGCGTCGGTGATGAGCTCCTCGAGGTCGGGAACCTTGAGGCCGAGACCCTTGAGCTCGCCGTATTGGTCGGCGCCGAGGATGATCTTGAGGAAGCCGACGACGCGGCCCTCTTCGAATGCCTCGAGGGCGTCGAGCGGCCATTCCGACGTCGGGAGGAGCTCGAGCTTGAGCCCGCGGAACGTGAAGGGGATGAGCTCGCCGAGAGCCTCGGCGGCGATGGCGGTTGCGGTGGCCTTGGCGGCGGGCTTGCGGGTCGTGGAAGTCATGCGGGTGTGCTCCTAGCGCGGGATAGGGGTGAGGGTGTGCGCGGGTGTGAGAGGTGCACCGAGGGCCGCCCCGCGCGAGCGGCCCCCGGTAGGTGTGTTGCTACTCGCCGGCCCCGTCGGGGTCGGTCTCGATGGTGCGGTAGAGGGTGCCGTCGGACTCGGGGAAGATGACGACGGTGACCTCGTACACGGTCGGGTCGGTCTCCGACTCGGTGATGTCGGCGACCTCTGTGACCTCGGCGTGAGCGGCGAAACGGCGCTTGACCTTGTCGCCCTCGCGGGTCTCGAAGCCGATGGCGAAACGCGTGCCCGAGGCCGGCGTCTTGATCGTCGAGGAGCGCACGCCTGCGGCGCTCGAGCGCGTCGAGCCCGGGTTGATGAGGGCGAACATGACGTCGTTGTCCTCGAGGGCGACGAACTTGATCGTTCGCTTGTGCTTGCTCGTCGAGCGCTTGTAGAGCTTGCCGCCCCATGCGTAGTGCTCGGAGGTCTCGGCCTCACGCGACTCGGTGAA